TTATTATCATAATATAACTAATATACTAAAAAAAATTATTTATTATTATGACAACAAATTTAGAAGAATTAGAAGATAGTATTTTATCTTTAGACACCGGACAATTAATAGAACTATTATCATCGATAGAAAATGAAATAACAGGCACTAATTTATTTGTAAGCATTGAAGATTATAAAGATTTACAATCCGAATTACGTTGGAAAGAGAGAGAATGTGATAGTTTAGAATCTGAAAATGACAATTATCAAAAAGATATTAGTGATTTAGAACAAGAAATAGGTGAGTTAGAAATAATAAAAGATCAACTACCAATCAATAGTTTAAAAGATGAATTGAAATTGGATTTTATAAAACAAATTTGGGAAAAATATGAATTAGAACAATTAGAAGAAATATTCATGTGGGACCCAGTAAAAGGAATACAAAAATGAAAATATTAGAACAAGTAAAATTAGATGCAATCCAAGCATTGAAAAATGGCGAAAAAGAAAAAAGAACGGTACTATTAACATTAACTGGAATAATTCAACAAAATAATCCAGAAATTGTAAATGGTGAAAAAAATTGGACAAATGAACAATCCGTGAAAACGATTAAAAAATTAGTAGAGTCAAACATTGAATCCGGTAAATTGAATGAAAATGAATATATTTCTATATATTTGCCGAAACTAATGACATCTGAAGAATTAGAATCAGTTATAAGCACACATATAACAGATAACAGATACTCTGGGATGAAAGATATGGGAAAGGTTATGAATTTTCTAACAAGTAACTACACCTCTTTATATGATGGAAAAGACGCATCAAATATAGTGAAAAGATTATTAAACTAAAAAATAAAAACTCAATAATTAATTATTGAGTTTTTTCTTTTATATATTCTTTGATATAATCTGGTAATTTATTTCCATCGTTTCCAAAATAATCTGCAAAGGCTTCCGGGAAAGCTTCTGATGGTATTTTTATTATATCTTTTTTACATTCAAGATACCATTTAGAGCATAAATATTTCCACTCCGGAGAGTCTGGAATGTTTTTTATTTGTCTATTCATAAAAACATGTCCTAATTCATGATAAATGGTTAATTTTCCTGTTTTATTAAAGAAATATTCTTTCCCGGTTTTTTCTTTATATTTTATATCAATATCTTCTTTTCTTTTAGTAATATCAATAAGGTTTTTATATTTACTACAATTATACCCGACTATTTGTATGGATTTATCTAAAATACTATCAAACAATGTAAATGTTTCGGATAGCTCTAAAACTTGTGGGTTATAAAAATTCTTTTTTTTCATAGCTTCTATAATTTCATCTGACATAAATTCTTTTGGGACTTTTATATCATATGATTGAATAGTTACACCATAATTATTTCTTGTTTTAGTGTTAATAATATCTTTTCTACCCGTAATATTTGGGAATTGAGAAAAATTACAAATAATTGTGGGTATAGCATCCTTTGGAACAATTTTTAATGCATCATTAATAACCATTTCCCATTCTTTATTTATTTTAATCATAGCAAAGAAATTTATTCTTTCACGGAATGGTATAAAAGTAAAATCTTCAAATGTTTTAATATTTTTCATATCATTTATATATTAAAAAAACAAAATCATTTTTAATATATAGTATTATGGAAGAGCATAAAAAATGGAAGAAACCGAGTTATATATTTAAGACGGAAGATCAATTAATAAATTTTGGTATTAATGAAGGAAAGACTATTGGAGAAATTATAAAAAATGAACCAAAATATATCGAATGGTGTATTAAAAATTTTAAAGGATTTAAATTAGGAAAAGACCTATCAGATTTTTTAGAAGATTGCAAAAAAATCTGATAGGTCTTTTTTATTATTCAATTAATGTTTTGTACATTAATCTAGATGTACAAACACCTAAAAAAATAAATTTGCCGCCATCTGTAGATGATACTATTTCTAATAAATTTCCAACATGAGCTGTTCCTTGAATTACTGTTGTTTGAAAAGCCCCTTCTGAATGCATTGTAACAACATCTAATTTATGTATATATATAAAATCATTCAATATACCAATACTATAATAAAAACCATCAACGCCATCATATGCATATGATGAACCAGCTATAAGGGTCTCTGAATGTGGGGTATAAAAACGTGAATAATCCCAAAGATCATTAGTTAAATCATATCTATCTATTGTGGTTGTACCACCACCTCTGGGAGAAATAAGATATTTTCCTTTATCATTATTACTACCCCCAAAAATCCATTTTAAACATATCCCCGTTGATCTTGGGGCAACAGCTAATATCGTATATGTTGATGTTGTGTCGGGGGCAACACCACTAGAAAAAGTTAAAATATTTGATGTATTTGATGCAATCGTCAATTCTTGTCTTTGACCAAGACCAGATGTTATAACAACCCTTTTTCCAGCCCATTGATTAATTTTCCAATTTTTTGTAGAATCTCCAAGGGTTGTGACAGCAACATTTCCTGTTACTGATCCAAATGAACACATAATATAATATTTTGTTGTTGTATCTGGAGTAAACCCCGGGGAATTTAATGTTAATGTTGTTGTATTATTTGAAATTATATTTATTTCTGATCCAACACCAGTACCAGCAATTATTCTAACTTTATATCCTGCCCATTGATTAACAGCCCAAAGTTTATTTGAATCTGTTAATGTTGTTGGTGTTCCACTTGTAGCTCGACCATCACCATCTTCTAACGGTGCTTTATATTGTCTATCTCTACCAAAAGCTTCCGGTCCACATATGACATATCTTGAAGTACCATTTAGACCAGATGTTATAGTTGATACTGTAATTGTGGTTTGTGTATTTGATATTATTCTTCTAAATTGAGATGTTGGTTGATATCCAGCAATATCTAATTTTATAATTTTACCAATATGTTCATTAATTACCCAATTTTTTGTAGAATCAACAATAAGGGTTGTGCTGTTAATATATGATGCTGTTATATTTGAATTTGCTGATATTAATATATCAAAAGTATTTAATGAATCTATAGCTAATATATTATATGATAAATTCCAAGCTGATTCATTACATCCAGTTATTGTGATAAGATCATCTTTATAATAATTAGTATTCCCAACAGTTGTTATTCGTCCAACTTTTCCTATACTTGTTACATTTACAGTAAGGGCATTATTACCTGATCCAGATATTATTGTTGTTGATTTTGTACCTACACTATAATTTATACCAGCTGAATACAAAGACACAGATGTAACAACACCACCTTCACTCACAGTTTCTACTCGACCTTTACCAATTGTACCGGTTGTTGTAATATTAAATAAATCACCAACGGTATATCCACTTCCGCCATTTATTGGCGAAGAGTTTAATACTGTAATACCGCTTAAATTTACAACACCTGTTAATATTGCTTGAGCTTCTTGACCGTAAAATTGTACCGCAGCATTTCTAACTTGACCAAAATCGAAATTTGGACCGGTAAACCAAGCATCATATTCCATAGAATATTTATACATTGACGATGAGCCATTACCGACAGCATATATCATTTTTGTCTCTGGTCGAATTTCATATGTTGATCCAGAATCAGGTTGAATTAAAAATGGTTTTTCTGTCTCAATATAATCAATACCGTTTGATACTATTCTATTTTTTTGACCCACACCATTACCATCTAATATCCTCAATTCATAATTAACATATCTATCTTTTTCAAATGTTTTACCGGAATAAGATGTTATAATACCATTATCAAATGCAGTCTCTTTAGTCATAATAGTTAAATCAAAATCTGTTCCTAATGCTGCTAATAAATTTCCACCTAATGCTGTTTTTTGGGTCCAGGTATCTGTCAAAACATCATAATATTGAAACGATGACCAAGGGGCTGTTGCCAATGCTGATAACATATATACCCCACCCGTTCTTATTAAATAACTTGATGATTCATCTGGTGTAGTTACCCATGGAGTATCTATAGTTAAATCAGATGATTCTATAAAATATGTTGGTTGTGATCCGGCTGTTGATACTGGAACAGCATATGGGGCTGATGCTGAAAATGGTGTATTACTCCAGCACTCTAATTGTTGATAATTTATGTCATAAAAATATAATGTTGTTGAATCATTGTATAATATTTTTCTTACTTGTGATGATCCGGTACCATAAACTATTCTAACTTGATAACCAATGTATTGATTTATTTCCCATCTTTTTGTGGTGTCTGTTAATAATACATTTGTTGCTGTTGTAGCAAATCCAGTATCCTTTATATTTAAACATGTTGTAGCAGATATTATTCGTTCTTGTCCAATCCCGACACCAGCTATGATTTTTATAGACTCTCCAACCAATATATTGTTATTTAATCCTGCAATAGTTATACCACTAATATTAGCACCTAAACAATTACCTCTATATCCATCATCTGAGGTATATCTTATACATGACGCAGTAACAGCAGCAACAGGTGGTGACGCTAATTTCTGATGTGAATCAGAAAAAGTATCATATCTATAAAATAGTGAACCGGATAAATAATAGATATATCTAGATAATGTATCTTTTGAACTAGTCATAGATGATAAAGCATTTGTTGCTGTTCTAAATTGATTTGTTGGTACCCAAATAGGTGTATCGTGTATTTTTTTATTGTTGTTTTTGTATGCCATATTATTTTTTATTTTTTATTTAAAATGTTATATTATTTCTAACACATGATGAAAATGAACCATGTGCAATATTTTTTTGTAAATTAAAAGCACCAATACCCCCAAAATTTGTAACGTTTGTAACAGTAGCAACTGTTGTTACTGTTGTAATAGTACCTACACTGGTTAATGTTCCAGATGTTATATTATTTACATCTAAATTTAATCTATATGATCCATTAGATATAATACTTAACGGTTTAAGTAAACTCAACAATTGCCGTTGAATAATATCATCATTTTCTATTTGATATTGTAGGGTTTCTATAAGATTATTTAATTCCTCTTGTTTTATTTCACTAGATTGATTTAATCCATTATCATAAAATATTTGAAGTTTATCATTATCATTCATGCTTGATGTGTCATATATTAAAGTCAAAACATTATTATTAACACTACCACCCTTCAAAGGATCTGCAAAATTATAAATTATTGTATTACTAACAACATTAGTTATCAATAATATTGAATCTAATGATATAGTATTATAGTCAAGAAAACTTATTTCTTTTGTTGTTTTATTAAAAATATAATTATCTATTTTTATTTTCATTTTTATTATTATTTTTTTATAGTACTATTGAATATGCTATTAATAATTCAGTCAAATTATAATTAATATTATTTATCTCATCTTTATTATAAACATCAGTTATACCATATTCAGATAATGTTGTTGGGGTATCATATATGTTGCTCCAAGATATTCCACTATTTTCGGAATAACATAATTCGTTATATGTAGATAAATTTATAATATTTGTACTATCATATAAGGTTCCATCTATTCTAATATATTGTCCTTTATCTAACCCTATTGCTATTGCCGTATATTTAGTGTCAATTAATGTAGTATAATCTATATCATATGTTATAGTTGTGGTCCCGGAAACATATCCGGACATATTTGTATACCCTGAATCACTTATTAAAGTAGCCCCAGTAGTGTTAAATGTGTCAGTATAATAAATCCAATACTTTGATGTTGAATCATTATATAATAATTCATTGAATACTAATTGGCATTTTTGCATTATATGTACTATTTTATGGTTATATATAAAATATAATGAAGTCATTTTTTCAGTTTTTATTATTAATATATACTTAAAAATAAATAATTAAATTATGGAGTTTTTTAATAATAAGAAAAATGAAAAATTAAAATTTAAAATAAATTCAGAAGGTATTAATACAAATGAAATAAAAAGTAGGTTGATTTTTGAGACAAGTCAAAATGAAAATTATATTTTTTATGGTAAAATTGAAAATGGTATTTGTGTTTTCGATATACCAGAATTAAAAATATATGAAAAAAATGAAACCGGTAAAATTAATTTCGAAATAATTTCAGGGGAATTATATTTTCCTGTATGGAACGATAAATTCGAAATAAAAACTAAAGTTAATATAACACTAGAAAAATTAATTGAAGAAACAGTTGCAACCGAAGAATATAAAAAACCAAAAATTTCAACCGAAATGATAGTTGAAAATAATGCGGAACCAGTCATAGAAACAAAAATAGAACCGGAAGTAATATTAGAAAAAAATGAACCTGAAATAATACCAGAAGCCATTAAAGAAAATAATACAGAAATAAAAAATTTTAGAGATTTTTTAGAAAATAAATAAAAAAACACAAATATGAAAAAATTAAAACACTTAAAAAATTTCAATGAAGTATCAGAAAACTTGAATATTTCTGATGTTAGTAATTGTTTATTAAAAAATGGATTTGAAAAAATAAAAGAGGAAGATATACCCAATTATTTTGATGAAGAAGATAATATAAATTCGTTCAAAAATGAAAATGTGTATGAATTTGGTTATTTAACTTATGATGATTATTGTATTGTAAGATTAGATAAAAATAGAAATGATTCTGTTTTAAGTTATAAAGATGGTTCAGGTAATTTCATAATAAAATATAAAAATGAGTTATATATAGGTGATTGGAGTGAAGGAGAATATAACATAGGAACAGATGATAATTGGGGAAATAATAGTGATGTTTTTAGTGATTTTAAAACAGAAATGATTCAAAATAATATATCTTTATACTATTGTGAAAATTTTTAATAGTTTAAAAAACAAATAAATAATTAAAAAAAGTTGAGATTTATACTCAACTTTTTTAATATATAATAATATGAGTAAAGTAACATTTGATGGATTAAATAAATTAATAATAATAAATACTGGCGTTACATCAATTGATGTTGAAATAGAATTATATTCTGAATGGAAAAAATGGGTCCTTATAGATCCAAATTCCCAATGGGATGCCGCATTTAGAACTGTTGGTGGTGATATTATAGGGGTTAATCAATTTATACCTAAATATTTTTTCCTTATAAATAATTGGAAAATAAAAGTAGAAAATTTAACTGTTAACTTCACAACAAATTTATATTCAGATAATTACATAAACCCAATAGATATTATCAATTCTTCAGTATTAATTATAAATTCAGATGTCCCTGGAACAACACAATTAAGTGCAATAACATATAGTATATCAAATATCGATTCCGGAATAACAATTATAAACAATGAAATGATGATTATAAATTCTGGAATAAGTGATATATATGAAAACACATTAAATATCAATTCTGGCATAACTAATATGAATAATAATATTTTAATTATAGACTCTGGTATAACTAATATTAATACTGAATTGAACAATATTAATAATAATGTGTTGAATATTGAATCCGGAATAACTAATATATCTTCTAATTTAATAGTTATGGAAAATATGCTAAAATCAATACTTGGATTATCTCAATCAAATTATAAGTTAGTAGATCATATTTACGATTCAACTAATAAATTATTATCATGTAATATTAAAACATATAACAATAGTTTTGATTGTGTTAATGATATTAATGTTTTTGAAACATATGAAATGACAGCATTATATAATTCTTCGGGTAATCTTATAGATTATAAAGTCGTAAAATTATGAGCAATCACTTAACAATTAGTTTATTAACAAAAGGTATTTTAAATGATTCCAAGATAACAAATGGTTTTATTTCATATGAATTTATATCTAATAATATAAAAGTTAAACATGGTTCTGGTGGATATGCGGCATTAGTTCATGATTATTCTATACAAAAACCTAAACAAAAAGAGGATATTGATTGTATAAAGGTTACTGTTAATTGGAATGATAGACCAAAAGATTATATAGATAAAAAAATATATGTAGAATTTATAAAAAATACAATATCTGTAGAACTATTGATAAATGAAAATGTAAAAATAGATATTAATTTAATAGATTAAAAATAATATATACTAATATGAAAACAACCTTTAATGATTATTTAAATGAAAACCTAAGAATAGAATGGTATAGAGGATATAAATATATCAAAGATCCGGAAAAAACACCTGGAGAATATGGGTTATGGTATATACCAGATTTATATTATAGAACATCTGCAAATAAAATTGATAAAGGTTTTAAGTCTGTATCTATGATACAATGTAGAGAAGCCATTGATGAGTGGTTTAACTTTTCAGAAAAAGTTAAAAAGTATAAAGATGATGAAGAACCAATTCAAGATGATGGATTTGATTTTTTGACAAAATAATTTGGATATTTAATAATTTTGTTGTATCTTTGCAATATAAATTAAAATAATTGATATGGAAAAGTTAGAAATCGGAAAAAATATTTATCTAAAAACGATAAACAATGAAGCCAGAGGTGGAACAAGAATCATCGAAACAAAAATTGAAACAATCTCAAAAAAATATTTTACTGTTAGTAGTCTTAGTAGAAATAAATTTAGAAATTCTGATTTATTAGAAGAAACAAATTTTTCCCAAAATTATGTTGTGTATTTTGATAAACAAGAAATATTAGATGAATTGGAAAGTATAAAATTATACAATATAATTAGGGAAAATTTTCAAAATTATGCACATTCAGATGGATCTAAATTAAAAGTATCATTAGAACAATTGAGGAAAATTTCTGAAATTTTAGAAACAAATTAAAGATATGAAAAATAAAGTAGATTATAAAAACAATATATCCACTGACAACAATAATGTGTTATGCCCAGTTATTTTTGAAGGTAGAAAATTCTTTGGAATATGTAAATTTGATTGTATATGTGTTGATCTTTTTACAGAAAAGACGTTACAAGGAACTTTCCTTACGGTAATTCCAATTTCTAGTGCTGAATACAGAAAGAAAAAACCAACCAAAGCAAAAGTTGAAATTAAAATTAAAAAAAATTGGACACTTTTCAAAATATATAGTGATTTTGGTCAATATCATGAAATTGAAATTCACAATAGTTTATCAAAAGATATAGAATTTGCAAGAAATAACGCTATTGAGCAAGGACTTTTATAATTTGACATAGTTTATAAAAAATATTAATGGGTAAAAAAATGGAAAATATAATGAATATAACAAATGCTCAATTAGTATCAACCGATAGAAGAGCAAGAATTAGTGGTGGTGTGTATATTGAATATATATCAAAAGATAATGTTATAAAAGGTTCTTATGTTGAGTTAGTTTATGAAAACACTAAGCATTATTTTGAAGTAACTGACATTTCAATTAATGGTGAAAATTTAGAAGTAAAAGCCAAAGAAGTTGGTTATTGGGCAACTAAATTTGATAATAAATCAGATTTTGATTTAAGAAATATAATCGGATTAAATTTATTAAAAATCGATAACTCTGAAACTATTTCTAAAATTATCGAAATGTCATGTTGGTGTTAAAATAAAATAAGATGAAGCAACAAATTCATAATTGATCAACAACGACCCTTTTGATCAAATGCTAATGAATCATTAAGATCTATTCATGAAGAAGGTTTTTTATAAGTGAAAACACCATCTGTACAACAAAATATTGACGTGAATTATCAATTTGAATTCAAACATATAAATATCGGATGGAATTTTTATAAAGTGTAGTATTACTGATAACAATTGGCAATATGAAACGGTTGCCTTGTAAGACGTTTCACAATATAAATACAGTTTATGGCAACTGCTTATATTGTTTTTTGTAGCCATTTATTTTTATAATTATGTTTTTACAAGGAGAAATTTTAAAATCAAAGGTAAGGTCAGATAACTATCCAAAATTTGTTATGGTTTTGTTTGACAGAAATCCAAGCCAAACCCAATTCAATGCCGTTGTTATTTTTTGTAAATCATCATCTGATGAATTATCAGATGATGAAGAAGCTGGATATATAGCAAATAATTGGAATACTTCAATGTGGGAAAGATCAAATTGGGGTGAAGTTAAACAGTGGATTTAGTTGCTGTTTATGTGAATATTTCACACATTGTTAAAATATGTTAAAGATTTGCATATTATAAAATATTAGTGTATATTTGCTAAATATATAAGGAGACTCAAACTATGACAACAATTAAAATAGAAAATAACCAAACTACAAATGATATTTTAGAAAAAAGAATAAACGAAAACCTGTCAGAATTACAGAAGCAAATAATTGAAATTTTATCTAAAGATTTAGATCATTTTACTTGTGATGATATAGCATGGATATTAAAAAAACATAAAATGCACATTGGTAATTCTGTAAAATCTTTAGTTAAAAAGGGTATATTAGAAGGTTATACCCCGTTTTCTGGTGGTTATCCCAAATATTTTTATTGTTTATAACGCCCGAACTAAACACATATAGGAATAGGTGGTTCTTTAGATTTGTTTTATTTTAAAATTAAATATATGAAAAAAGTTTACGTAATTGGTGCTGGAATTGGATTAAACGCCATCGAAACAGCAAAGAAAGTATTAGAAATAAAGGAAGAAGTCGAAATAATTTGTGTTGAAAATATGGAAGATGTACCGCCTAGTGATCGAATAAAATCTGACGTATCAACAATACGACAAATACATAATTATTATTCAGCCCCTCCAATTTTACCATCAATTTATTTTGACGATATTGATGAACCAAAACGAAAAGGGCACGAAAGACCTTATAAATTCCATAGGTAGCGCATTTTAATATTACCTTTAACTATTTGCAATATAAGTTGTAACCTATTTTAAACACATAATTTTAACTTAAAATAGGTGAAGAAACAATATTTTTCAATAAAAAATTAAACTTTTAAAATCATTTATACTATAACTTAAAAATGGAAAAAAGTGACTATTTTTAGTTAATATATACAAACATTAAAACAAAATAAAAAACAAAAATGAAAACACGATCAAGGATTTTATTAGCAACGACAACAACCACAACGGGAACACCCGTAGTCGGTAGAGTAGCGGTAGGCAGACCAGCCAATCCTAGGCGTGTATACATATGTAGTAGATAATCCCCAATTTGAAAACTACGCAATATGCGCCTCGGATAAATAAAATTTATTCGGGGCGTTTTTGTTTTTTATAAGTTCTTTGACATGTTAGTAAAAAATATCAGGGTGTGGTTCAGTTGGTAGAACGCTGGTTCAAGTTTTATATTTTAGACTTATTTTTTTTTTAATATATAATTGAGAAAAAAAAATATAATGAAAGATATGAAAGATAAAATATTAGAATGTAAAAGCTTAAGTGACGTATGTAAATTGTGTGGATATTCTGTAAATGGGGTTGGTTTAAAAAAGGCTATAGAATTTTTAAAAATATATGATATTTCAGTAGATTTATTTAATATGAGAAAAAAATATGAAAAATCTCCCAATTATTGCAAATATTGTGGAAATATAATTATATATGAGAAAAAAAATAATATTTTTTGCAATAATAAATGTTCAGCATCATATAATAATCTTGGAAAATTAAAAAGCACCGAAACAAAGAAAAAAATATCATTAAAAATATTAGAATATAATGAGAAAAAAAATATAGAATATGTTGATAAGATATGCCCAAATTGTGAAAAAATATTTAAAGTAAGAGATATATATCGAGAAAAAATAAAAAAATATTGTTCACCTAAATGTTATTTAGATGCTTTAAAAAATAAATCCTCAGTAACACCCGAAGAATATAATTTAAATATTTGTCATAATTGTCATAAAGAGTTTATAGTACTAAATACATATAAAGAAAAAAGACGAAAATATTGTTGTTATGATTGTAGACTGGAAGCAATGAAAAGAAATTTATCATTAGTAATGAAAGAAAGAGTAAAAAATGGATTACACACTGGTTGGAAAACCAGGAATATTGAAAGTTATCCTGAAAAATTTTTTAAATCTGTATTAGAAAATAATAATTTAGATAAAAAATATAAATTCAATTTTCCATATGGTGGATATTTTTTAGATTTTTATTTTGAAGAAAAGAAAATAGATTTAGAAATAGATGGAAAACAACACGAATACGATGATAGAAAAGAAAGTGATATAAATAGAGATATTTATTTAAAAGAAAATAATATTATACCATATAGAATAAAATGGAAATCTATAAATAATGAAAAAGGTAAATTATATATGAAAAATGAAATTGATAAATTTATATTTTTTTACAATAGTAAATAAATAAAAAACATAAATGTTCCTATGATGTAACGGATTAACATAAATTACTTCTAATAATTTTATATGGGTTCGAATCCCGTTAGGAATACAAAAATATCAATATGGTGTAAATGGTTTAAACATTCACTCTTACAAAGTGAAGATGAGAAGTATAATCCATGTTCAAATACAGTTAGTGATACAAAAAATGTCGGTATCGTATAACGAATATTATATCTGGCTTCCAACCAGATGATGAGGGTTTAACTCCCTCTACCGACTCAAATTCCGATGGAGCACGATTGGTTGTGCAGCACACTTGTAATGTGACGGTTGTGGGTTCGAGTCCCATCTTCGGATCAAAAATAAAATAAAATAATAAAAATGGAGGGAACAACCATGCGAAAAGCGAATTAATCCAACAAAGATTGGATAAAATAGAACTGTGTAAAAGCACAAAAGGATCACAAAATCATAGGAAATTACAAAAATATTCAAATAATTTTAATGAAATATTTTATTTTTTTCTTAAATCATATAGATCAGGAATATTGACATTTTGTGGTTATAATGTAAAAGTAAATTTTGATATAAGTGGACCAGATTGTAAATTTGGATTTAGATTATATGAAAATGGAGATATTAATATTCACGAATTAAAATCAAAACATTCAAATATTTTAAAAAGCGTCATAATAGGTAAGAAAAGCTTTGGATTATGGATAAACGAATGGAGCGATGGAATAGTTGAGGGATCTTTTACAGAGGATGAAATATTAAAATTGTTTATAGATAAAAATATAAAAATTCCTGATTCATTATTATTAGATTTTCATAATAGAATTGATAAAAAGAAAATGAAACGAAATAAAATAGAGTTAGAGAGATTAAATAAGTACTTATAGTTCAATGGATTAGAATTGAAAAATACGGATTTTCAGATATAGGTTCGAATCCTATTAAGTACTCAAAAATACACGATCATATTATTTATATATAGTATAAAATTGAATAATGAATATGATTAGTAAATATAATGATTTTATCTTAGAAAAGGATTTTAATAATATAATTGATGATATTTTTAAATTAATTGAATCAAATGGTTCCTGGGTTGGTGACAATAAATATGAGTGGGATTTATCAAAAGATAAGGAAGATGATTTCAAATTTGATATTAAATCTTTAAATTCCGATGTGATGTTGGAAAAATTACAAAAATTTCTAGAAAGAATACCAAAAGAAAAAATAAAATCATATTTTATAAAAATAATGAATGTTATTAAGAATCTACCAACAAATATTCGTAGAAACTTAATAATAGGTATAACTGGTGTTTTTTTAACTTTTGTTGGAATTGAATATTTAACAGGAAGTGATGTTGAATATGGTAAAATAGCAATGAATAATCCATCAAAAGGAGTTATTAATTCAAAATCAGAATTAAATCCATCTATAACAAAGGAAATTTTAAACTTGAATAAAAAATCTTCTTTTAAAGAAGCTCAAAAATTAGTAAAAATATCTGAAGCTGGTTTTTCAGATGATAGAGGAGATGATGGAAATTGGATAAAAACAAAAAGAGGTAAGAAAATATTTGTCGGAACAAATCATGGTATTTCTGCTCCGGTATTAGCCGAATATTTGGGAAGAACACCTAGTAAAAAAGACATGATAAATCTAAATTATGCAACTGCTGTTAAAATATATAAAAATAATTATTGGAATAAACAAAATTTAAGTCATTTTTGCAATCAATCTGTTGCTAATATTATTTATGATGGTTGTGTTAATCAAGGTGTAGAGGGTATGAAAGATGTTGTCGAAAAAGCATTAATTGAAAATGGTGTAAAAATTGATGGAAATACTTTTTCTAAAAGTAATATTAAAAAAGCCAATATTTTAGATCAAAAAAAACTATTTAATTCAATAAAAAAATTTAGGTCAGAAAGATATTATAATGCACCAACATTTAAAAGGCATGGTGAAGGATGGTTGAACAGATTAGATAGTTTAGAATTTAATGATTAATAATCTTGATTTCTTACATATAACACTGGTGTATCTGTCCATACTTCATTATTATGGAAGTGGTTTGATTTTAATTGATTATATGTTTTTAATTCGAATCCATTTTTAATAGGATCAAAAATATAATCCATCATATCATATAAATTAAAATTCATTTTAGACATAAAATTAAAAAAAGATAAATACATTGAACTATAAACATCATTCTCTCGATTATCTATTATGTTTTTAACCTTTATTGAATCAATTGATTGTAGTTGAGTTTTAAATATATTAAAATCTAATTGGTTTAAGGGTTCATTATTTATTTCAGTATATAATTGGGACAAATCATAATTAAAATCATCTAACAATTTATCGTTATCTGTAAATATATTAGCAAATAATCCACTAAAACTATTCCAAATATCATATTCTGGACAAACACCCCATTTAGATCCCCCAAATAAATCTATTTCATAATCTTTTAGTATATCATTATATTTTGTTAATGGAATAACTCTAAATTCATTACCCATATATGAATCATTTAGAGCGCATATGACGCTATGTTTTCTTTTTGGGTACTCTTTCCACTTTTCACTATTATCTATCATTAGAGTGTAGTAATTCTTAGTATTTGCGGATTTTCTTTCCATCTTCCTTGGGTCTATTAAATAAAAATCTTCTTCTAAACCGGTTGCTCTAAAAATTGGAGTATCTTTTATTAAATCTACATTGGAACAGCACAAATTAAAAATTTCATTATATTTATCTTCATTGATAATATTTGTTATATTATCAAATGGATTTATATAGTTTTCATATTTTTGTATATATTTCATTACCACAATATTTTTTTATATTTGTATATATTAATATATGAATATAGAAAATTATACTATACATGATAATATATGTGATATAATATCAACCGTCCAACCATTACCTATCATTTTTTTTGCTTGACTATCTGAAACAATATTATAGAAATATTTTTCTGGTACCGTTTGTAATCGACAATATTCTTTTAGTGTATAGTATCTAAATGGTAATTTATTTTTGAATGCATCTTTATGTCTACCAATTGGCATTGTTGTTAATACATTATCTTTTTCTACGGTGGTTAAACAATTACTTTTATTTATATTTGTTGCTCTAACTTCTAAACATTGTGTTATCGAAACATTTTTATTATAATCTTCCCTAACCCCACGATCATTTAATCTACGTCCTATTATTGTTGCTTTATTTAATTCGTTTTTGTTTATTATACATGAATTAATTAAAATATTATTTTCAAGGATATCTATTAGATTTATGTTTTTAACTGTTGGTTGTGAAATATTAAAATTAGCCCAATATAAGCGAACTCTATTTTGTGCAGATTTAGTTGAACTATTTATTTTTACAGGTTTTACTCCTAAATGTTCACTAATAATATTTTCAAATTCTTTTTTCATAACAACATTTTCAAGTAACCAATATTTAGGGTTTAATTCTTTCACTAACCTAACAAACTCAAAAAATAATTTACTTCTAGGATCATCAAAATTTAATTGTTTTCCACTAAACGAAAAACCTTGACATGGTGATCCACCAATAAGCAAATCTATTTTTGGTAAATCGTAACCATTAATTTTTGTCACATCGCCTAATTGTATAGTGTTTGGGTAATTGTGTTGTGTTACTTTTATTGCGTGTTTATCTATCTCACTAGCATAATATGTGTTATACTTAATATTAGCTCTATTTAGTGCAATTTGCCCACAGCTCATCCCATCAAATAATGATAATACATTTTCTATGTTTTCCATTCCTTATACGTTTTTTTTTAATGAATCAAATAGTTCATTTTATAATTTCTAATAATTCTTTAAACCTCCAGAAAATTAATTGTTCCGCATCTTCCTTACTATAAAATGCCGCATAATCTATTTCAGTCATTTGTAATTGTTTTAATGGTAATATATCTGGGATATTATCTAATTCTACAATATAATAATATACTTTCTTATAAATGTTTCCGGCATTATCCGTATAATTAACACAATATTCTTTATTCTTTATATATTCTATTGGTACAATAATTCCAACTTCTTCACTTGTTTCTCTAATTGCTGCTTGAATATTTGTTTCATTTTCTTCTAATCCACCTTTAGGTATAGAATATGTACCATACCATTTCGAATTGGTTGGGTGACATAACAATATTTTGTTATTTTTTATTATTACTAAACCTGCAGATGTTTTCATATTTTAATCTTTATTTATTCTTTCTAATTTTTGTATCCTCACAAAATTTAAATATTTTTGTTGTAATATTTGTCTATCTATATCATTTTCAATATCATCGAAATTTAGTATTGATTCATCACTAAATAAACCAAATGAACCATCATATGTTATTTCATCAAAGCCAATATTTTTCAATTCATATAATATTTCACGATATATATGTTCAAATGATACATTTTTTAATTTAGTGTCTGAATATCTATTAATGTATTTATACCCTTTATCAATGACTATATTAGCACACACTTCTTTGAATTCTAGGTCAGTGTATTCTCTATTTTTATTACATAATAATACAGACCTATTATCGCTCCAAGAATAATTAATAAAATTATATATCTTCATCGTCAAAGATTCTATTTAATTTTTTTTCTCTATTAAAATTTAAGCACATTTTATCATACCATTTATATATTTTTGAATCTTGATCTTCAAATCCAACAATTTTTGATATTGGAATATATCTTGAATCTATATCGATAACATAATATTCTCCCAATACAGATTGAAATACATCATCAATAATTTTAATAGTAAAATTATTATTATATCCATCTAAAATAGATATTATTGTGATTTCTGAATATACTATATTAAATTTATTTGAAACAGTTTTACTGGAAATATATAAACCACTAACATTAAAAGTATTTTTATTAATTTCTTCATCAATCAAATAAATATTATAATTATATAATTTTATATTATCCACAAGGGCTTCTACTTTTTCTGGTTTTTTAAATGGTATTTTTAATAAGGCATTTAATAGAACTTGACCATTTTCCAAATAATGTAATTGTTCAATTCGAAGATTTTTTAAGTCTTCTTGCGTTAAATTTTCAATATCATGCTTAGTTAATTTCATAATCGTCTATCCTTTTTTTAGCAACATTATATATTTTTTTATCCTTTTCAATCATGATATAATTTCTTTTTAATTTTATACAAGCAACACCATTTGTACCTGAACCACATACATTATCTAGTACAATATCACCTTCATTAGAATAGGTTTTTATAAAATATTCACATAATGCTAATGGTTTTTGTGTACTATGTAAATTTAATTTTTGTTTATCACTTGCAAAAATTTGAACAGACCTAGGATATCTTTCAGTACTATCATAATCTGAAAAGTTATCGCATTTACCGTATATTTCACCGGTACTTGTATTTCTTTTATGTTCTGCTGTTGATACTTTTCTTTTATGTCCTGTAGTTTTTATTGGATTATACGTTGGAAAATTTTTATAGAAGACTAATATATTTTCGTGTGACTTCATTGGCATCTTCTTTGCATTTAGATGTCCAGTAGCTTGTGTTTTTTCCCATATCCATTCATATTTCAACCATCCTAAATTAGATGACCCTAAAACTTTATCAAATGGTGTTTGAGCAAATAACAATATTGCCCCATTATCTTTTATTATACGTTTATATTGTTCCCAAAGTTTTTCTAAATCTATAACAGAATCCCATTTACATTTTGTAGTCCCGTAAGGCAAATCCGCAAAAATAAGATCTATCGATTTATCAGATATATCTTTCATCACATCTAAACAGTCCCCCAAATAAATTTTATTTAATTCTAACATATATTGATTATTCGATTTAATTTTAATTTTCTAATTATTTTTCTAATTATACTGATATTTTCTGATGGATTTAATTTATCTTTCAGAAGATTATTAAGTATAATCATATTTTCTTTTTGTAATTTTAATATTTCTTCATCACCTTTAAATATTGGATATAAACATTCTATATCTCCACCATAGTCTTGAGAGTAATTACTAAAAAATACTAAGTCATAACCATCAATCATATATCTATTTTCTTTAAGTTGATACATGAGTTCATCTCTATCTTGATATGTGGTATTCATTGGGAGAGTTATCTTAAATATTAGTGGTTCTCTTGACATATTCTTTCTAATTTCTTTTTTCTATCAGCCCTAACCCATGCAGAAAAATCAAATTCTGATATTAGTTCCTCAAGATATTTTTCTGCTTCTTCTTTTGAAATACCATTAACCGGAATATGATATATTATTTTATTTTTCATCTATGATTCGTTTTAATTTTACTTTTCTTAAAAGTTTAGTTATATTTGATATATCCTCTGAATCTAAATCATCAACAGAATTCAATAAATCTTTTATTTTATTTTTTCTATCTTTATTACTATCATATTTAGTAATATCCCAATCCTCATCAATAGAATCAAATATATCACTAACCCAATCATCTGCCTCTTCTACATCATTATTTTTCATCTATTATACGTTTTAATTTTGAATTTCTTAAAAGTTTAGTTATGTTTGATATATCCTCTGAATCTAAATCACCAACATTTTCTAATAAATATTTTATAATATTTTTTATTTCTATATTTGTATCATTACTAATAGTATTTACATAACTAGCCAAAAAATCATTATAATTTATCATGTTATATATTGAATTATAATTAAAGTTTTAAATATCTGAAATCGTGATTATTTTCAAGAGAAATAATTGTATTATAAATCAATTCTATTGCATTTTCTACATCACTTTCTTGGACCATTTCAACTGTTGTGTGCATATATTTTAGTGGTATAGAAACTAATCCGGTAACAACTCCACCATTTGAGTAAGCATATGAATCTGAATTTGTACCAGTGGACCCGGACCTAATATCAATTTTATAATTAATATTTTTTTCTTTTGCAATATTAACCATAAAATTAAAAAGGTTTTTTTGAATAGCTGGAGATACTGATAGAACAACACCATCACCAAATTTAAAATCACCTTCTTTTATAGTTGATAAATGAGGAATATTTGAATTATGAATTGGATCAACACAAATAGCAATATTAGGTTTAATTGATTGTGTTGCCATTTGTGCTCCCCTCAATCCAATTTCTTCTTGAACAGAATTTACAATATATAAACCAAAAGGCAATTTATCTTTATTTTCATATAATTTTCTTGCCACTTGTGAATTAATATAACCACCTATTTTATCATCTAATGATCTGGCTACCCATTTATCTTCGTTTAATATTCTAAATTTATCATTAAATAATGCAACATCTCCAATATTAATTCCCATATTTTTTACTTCTTCTTCACTTGTTGCACCAATATCAATCCATAAATTATCCAATTCTGGTTTAAAATCTTTCAAATCACCATATCTAACATGAACAGCCAACCAACCAAAAACACCGGGAACCATTTTTCCAGATTGTGTAAAGATAACAACATCTTTGGATGGTGCTATTTGAACATCTGATCCACCATTACGCAAAACGTATAAATGACCATTTTTATCAATATGAGAAATATACCAACATATTTCATCTGCATGTGCATCTAATACTACCTTAAATTCGGCTTCTGGGTTGATTACAGCTATCACAGTTCCATAGTTATCATCATATATCTTATCTACAAATTTGCTCATATAATCGACCCATACTCGTTGACCATTTAAATGTTCAAAACCGACTGCTGAATATTCATTTAAATATTCCTCTAAAAATTTTTTATTTATCATATTATTTTTATTATATTATTTATGTATTTCTAATTTTGTAAATTCCACCAATTTCATCGTGTTAAATGAGTACGTGTTTGTGGGAGATAAAACATCTAATTTTAAATGATCACCCAACAACAATACTTGTAATTCCAGTGGTATAGGGTTTAATTCCATTATTTTTGTATATTCCACCAACAGAGTCTTTATAAATAATTGAATATCATCATGGAAACCTATCTTATTTTCTTGTAAAACTGTCCAAATTTCATTATAATCACATATAAACCAATTATTCTTGTAATCCAATTCAAATAAACAATCACCTTCCACTTTAGATGGATAAATTAAATCTTTATCTAAAACTCTTGCTAATTTCTTCTGTCTAGCAAAATTTTTATAATAAAACATAAAAATACTTTCTGGATAATCTTTATGCTTTACATAATAGCAAGAATTAAATTTATTCCAAAACCAATTTTTTAATTCTTCTTTATTCATTAAAAATTCTTTTCAATTTTTCTTCTCTTAAATAAATTTTCCGGTTTGTCACATAAATATGTTCAAAACTACGATTAACACCAATTAAATGAGTATTCCCACACTCACACCTTACACATCCAAGAGGTACGATACGAAAACATTCCCTACAAAAATATTTATAATTATCACTAAAATGAGGTAACGCCATATTTTAATATCCTTTCACAATATTTTGAACTTCTCGAATATTACAACCTTTAACATGGAATAAATGTACAAAATCATCAGATAAAGTAGTTATACCAAAAGATAAACCATCAACAGGAACTTGTATATCATTAGAAATATATATAAAATCAGATTTTATTATCTTTCTAATTTCTAAAATAATATCTCTGATATTATCACTCATATATACATATGGATTTTCTGTAAATACTATTGTTTTATTATCATCTTTATATAAGATGTTAAAGGATACTGTAAACATATTTTATTATTATTTTTTTAAATCAAATGTACTAGAAATAGATTCATTATCATTAATATTTTTGATTGCATGTGCCAACATATCAGCAACTGAACAAACTGTTATTTTATTTGATTTTTCTTTTAATGGGATAGTATCAGTTGTAATTAATTCAATAAGTTTAGAATTTTCAATATTTACATATGCTGATCCTGACAATACTGGATGTGTAACCATAGCTCTTACTGAATTAGCTCCTTTTTCCATCATCAAATCGGCAGCTTTACAAATTGTACCGGCAGTATCAATTAAATCATCAATAATAATAACATCTTTTCCGGTAACATCCCCAATTAATTTCATTTCCGAAATTTCATTTGGTGCTGGTCTGTGTTTATAACACACTACAAAATCAGTATTAAAAATTTCTGCAAATTTTTCTGTTCTTTTTCCACCACCCGAATCTGGTGAGGCAAAAATTAAGTTTTTTAAATTTAATTGTTTAATATATGGAACAAATACATAACTAGCTGATAAATGATCAACCGGAATATTATAAAATCCTTGTATTTGATCAGCATGTAAATCAATTGTTACTATTCGAGTATATCCGGATGTTTGTAAAACATCAGCCAATAATTTTGCACCAATTGGTTCTCTTGGGTTTCCTTTTTTATCTTGTCTAGAATATGGCAAATATGCGAATACACCAACAATTGATTTTGCGCTTGCTCGTTTTAAAGCATCAGATATCAACATAGATTCCCAAATTGATTCTGCCGATGATTGACAAGATTGAACAACAAACACATTATATCCTCTAACAGTTTCTTTAATATCTGTAATAAACTCATTATCACTAAATCTCAATAATTTAAGATTATTAATTGTTCCAGAATCATATTTAACGCAGATACTTTCAGCTAATACTTTTGAATGTTTTCCTGAGAAAATTTTAACATCTCTTTTCATATATAATTTTTATTTTTTGCAAAGATAATAAAAATTATAGATAAAAAAAAATTAATTGTTTTATTTATTCAACATATTATTATTTATAAAATCTGCAGCATCATATAAACCTAATTTATTAGCTGCTAATATTAATTCACTCAATTGTTGATTAAGAGAATATTGAGCTTGTTTTTGTTGTTTTATATATCCAATTTCATATATTGCAGATGATTTGTTTTCTTCAGTATATTCCATTTTATGACCTATTGGTATAATTCCCATTAACTCAGTTATGATGTTTGGATTTTTATCATAATCACTATATTTTATAATATTCATATTATGTTTTTTTTTTATATTTTATCTTCTTCATCTTCTTCATCATCATCCTCAAAATCATTTTCAAAATCAGAATAAAAAAAATAATCGAAAACACAATCATCATATTGAGATATTGCATTTTTAACAACTTCAGCCCCCTCATAGTTTTCATATTGTATTTGTATATTTAATATTTCTTCTAATTGTTCTTTAGAAAAATTTTCAATTAAATCTATTTCGTTCATTTCAATTTTTTTATATTTCATGAATAATTTATTTTTTTTAGTATATTTAAGTTATAATTAGTTTACATTTACTATATATTATTTCTAAAAAACAGAAAAAAATTAATTTATTGGGAATTTAAATGGGGATTTCAATATAATTGTATTGGATTCAAATAAATTAACTTCATTATTACTCACTAAATTGTTTGTGATTTTTAATTCATTATTTTTTACTCTATCTATAATTAATTTAAAAACCTCATTATCTGTATTTTTCATAACTCTATCAAAAATTCTTTGTATATCATTAGCATAATCTATATTCATTTTCTCATCATCATAAAAATAAATATCATTAAACCAATCTTGTCTAAATGAGACAAATTTACCGTCTTCAATTTTTACTCCGACTAAATGTTCTAATAATATGTGTGTTTTATTTAAACTAATAATATCAGTATGTTTATATGAAAATTTATCACCTAAAAAATATATTTTATATAGTTCAATACCTAAATCTTTTAGATTTTTTCTTAATGAATTTAACACATCAGAATGTCTGCTTCTATTTGATCTACCACTTATTAAACTAATAAATTCTCCTCTCCCTCGCAAATGTCTAATATTTTTAGCTAAAAATGTAGATTTTGTGTTATTTATATAATCTTCACTATAAAATTCTATCCAAGATATACCCAAACGTTCAATAGGAATACGTTTCTTTTTATTAATATCATTCATTAATTTATTAGAGATGTAATATACTTCACCATTATATTGAATTTTTAATTCGTCTTTCATATATATGCCGGTTAAAATTTTATTCACTTCAAAATTATCTATTCTTATTATTGGTTTATGTGGTTCCTCTTTATCTATTATCCAAACTTTAGTATCAATGGTTAATAATGTCCCATCAATATCAAACATATGTAATCTTTTACTATTAGGTTTCATAAAAAAACTCTTTTTTTAGTATATATAAATAAATTAAATACAAAAAAAAATGTGTTTGACTAATACATTAAAAATATATAATAAAAAAACAAAAATATACTAATGAGTGATAAAAAAACAAACAGTAAACAACAAGAAGAATTTTTAGATAAATTCTTAAATAAATCAGATGAAATAAATAATGAATTAAAACAAATATCATCTAATATAAAAACAAAAGATCCAAATACTTTAGAATTTCTAAGTGTAGATTTAAGTGTATTACCTCTTGGTATTTTTTATCCGGATGGATTGAGAATAAAAATACGTGCCGCTAAAGTTTTTGAAGTACAAGCTTACTCCGTTGTAGATGATTCAAATTTCTTAGACGTAACAGAAAAGATGAATCAATTATTATCAAGTTGTGTTAAAGTAACATTACCTAATGGGAATAATGGATCATATAAAGATATTAAAGATGGCGATAGACTTTATATTATATTTATGATTAGAGAATTAACATTCCAAAAAGGAAATTCATTAGCTAAAGAATTAACATGTAGTCATTGTAGTCATGAATTTTCTATTCCTTTTAGAGCAACAGCAAATATGGAATATCCTAAAACATTTAGAAATCATATTATGCCTGAAAATCTTGATAGATTTTTTAATAGAGATATGAAATGTTTCGAATTCAATATCGATGGTGCTATTTATAGATTAGCTCCACCAACAATTGGAATACAAGAAATTTTTTATGGAGATATAAAAGATAAAGTACAAAATAAAAAAACACCGAATGTATCATTTTTAAAAATTATTCCGTTTATGTTATATGATAGAACAACTATTACAAATGACGGTATAAAGGCTAAAGAAGATGAATTCAAAAAATTAGACATGTATACTTTCCAACTATTAAATCAAGCTGTAGATAAAATGGTTTTTGGACTTAAAGGATTAGAAATGGAATGTCCGGAGTGTGGCATGGAGGTCCACACAGATATGACATTTCCCAACTCAGCATCAAGTCTTTTCGTTATTCCAGATTGGTTTGACAACTTTGCTAAAAAATAAATTTGAGTTTTTATGGCAAAAAAATATTCAACCATCTGAATTTGATAATATGGAATATTGGCAATTCGAACAATTTATAACAATGATGAATGAAAGAAATAAAGAAGAAAATGATAGATCAAAAAGTCAAAATAAGGAACAACAAGAACAACAAACTTCAATGATGCCAAAAATGCCAAACTTTAGCAGTTTTAAACCAGGTAACTTCAATATACCAAAAATGTAATCACCCCCTTTATATAAATAGATAAGGGGGGTTTTAAAATAATATAAAATAATGAAACACACAACTGAAACATTTATAGAAAATGCTATAAAAATTCACGGAAATAAATATGATTATAGTTTAGTAAACTATATTAGAAATAATGTTAAAGTTAATATAATATGTCCAATACATGGTGTTTTTTCACAAACATATAAAGATCATATCACCAAAGAATATGATTGTCCATCTTGTAAAAAAAATAATAAAATAATAAAAGAACATTTTTTAGAAAAAACAAAAATAATTCACGGAAATAAATATGATTATAGTAATATTGATTATATTGATTATAAAACACCAATATTTATAAATTGTAAGATACATGGAGATTTTAAATGTATTCCAAATGCTCATATTAATAAAAAACAAGGTTGTCCTAAATGTAAAAATTTATTAAATAATGAAATTTTTATAAAAAGATCAAATATAAAACATAAAAATAAATATGACTACAATCTAGTTGATTATAAAGGTGTTTTTAATAAGGTTAAAATTATATGTCCAGTTCATGGTATATTTGAACAAATAGCTTATAATCATATGAATGGTCAAGGTTGTCCTAAATGTAAAGAAAGCAAGGGAGAAAAAAATATTTCCTATTTTCTAAATAAAAATAATATTAAATATATTAGACAAAAAAAATTTGATAAATGTATAAATAAATATCCATTATCCTTTGATTTTTATTTACCGGATTATAATATATGTATAGAATTTAATGGTTCACAACATTATACGGTTATAAAATATTGGGGTGGTGAAGTTGGGTTACAAAAAAGAATTTTAAGGGATAATATTAAAATAAAATATTGTATAGAAAATAATATAAAATTAATAATAATAAAAGATAAAGAAAATATTCTTGAAAAATTATCTTTTTTACTAAAAAACGATAATTTAAATGAGTAAAAATAAAATGTTGTATCTTATATCAGAAAGAAATTTCGAACATATTCAAAAAATGTCTATTATGGCATATAAAATAACATTAGATAATGATAAATTTAATTTTGATTTATATTTTGAAAATAATTACAAAATTATTATAGGATATGCATTGGAATATCTTAATATTGATCCCGAAAAATATAAAGAAGTTTATTTTAAATATTTTAACGAAGTATCTGATTTAAGTGAAAAATGTGGTATACAATTTTTAGCTATAGATATATCAATAAGAAAAGAAGTATTTAATTATTGGAACATAAATAATAAAAAATTCCTTAAAGATATAATGGATATTTATTCTAATTAAAAAAAATCACTCATTAATGAGTGATTTTTTTTTTTAATTAGTTGATAATCAGACTAATAGTATAGATCTTCCCAATAATCTGCAATAAATTTAGCTTCAAGAGAATATATCTCAGTAGTTGACCAATCTAAGGTTTCCCATCCGGTAATATTTGTTATTTGGCAATTATAATATGTTACACGTCTAATAACATGTCCTTCTTTATCGTGTGCATGTACAACAATATCAGAAATAATATTTTTTTTATAATGTACAGAACCATCTTCGTTATTCCAAACTAAATCATACCAGTCCTTCATCATTCTCCAAGTAAATACTTGATATGAATCATTTTGGTTCATGTTAAGTTTTAGTGTAAATTCAGTAGATGTATCACTAGGAAATGTAACAAATTTTCTAGTTGAATATTTAAATCTTTGATCAGTTGTACCAATTTCTTTATATGATGGGAATGTTGTGCTTACAATATTTTCCAATAATAATGTTTGGTGTTCTGGATGTAAAGATTGAATTGCTTGTGGTAATATAACTACAACTTCAAATAAGTTTTGGAATACTGGTTCCCACACTTTATTGTGTGAAGATACATTACTAAAATGTGGTAATGGCATATGTGTTTAATTTTTTTTTGTTATATTATATATAAATTTTACTGTACTCATATTTTGAATATTTTGATTACATTATTATATATTAAATATAAAAATTCATTTTTTCCTAATATTATATATTAAATCTAAAATATCATTTTTTATATCAATAAAAAAGGTCAGAATTTTCTGACCTTTTTTATTTTTTTTATTATTACATAAATCCACCGGATTGAATATCACCTTTTTTAAGGATTGTGATATTATTTACGATTGTACCCATTCCTCTGATTACTTCCACATACGTATCAAGACACCCAAATTGTAAATCGATAAGATAATCGGTATTATTAGTTTCATCAATAATATTTGTGAAGTCATATAATGCGTTTCTATCTTGTAAATCTTTACAAATTTTATCAGCTCTATATTTTATTTCAGCTCTAACTTCAGGAGTATTGAATCTCCATTGGTATCTAAGAAGCATATCATATAATGAATTTTCTAATTCTATTAAAACTTCTCTTGCATGAATAATACTAAGGGTAGAATATGGAAATACTTGTGCTGTACTTTCAGTATTTATACAATATCCTGCATTTTTCTTTTTAACAATAGGATTAAGATTCATCGAATTTAAATTAGCTAGATCATCATCACTGAAATCCATTTCAACATTCGAAATATTTGTAATTCTACCATCATTGATACCGGCACAAATTGTCCAAGGTTCAACCGAAGATGATGTTGACAGATGTTTATTCATATATGTTGTTGCAACGTGAGCTGATGGTGGAACATCTTTTGGAATACCATTATCATCAACAGTAACATATGGGAAGAAATAAGCTACACATGAACGACCATCACCTTCTGCGAAAGAATATAGGAATGATGGGTTTAGATCTTCATTTCCACCAGCTTTTAAATATGTTGTATTTAATGTTCTATCGTCATTAATAAAAGATGGGTTAGATGATTTTTTGAAATCTTTAGCACTTGGAGCATTAATAAATCCTAAACAATTTAATTTTAGACCACAAATATCAGCATATTGTTGTTTAGATGTGCTTGTTAAACCATTTCCAAATGAATCAACCATATATCTCCAGGATATTTTATTCTTATTTACTAAACCTTTTGCAAGATTTGTAGTTTTACCCATAACATCAAGAATTGAACTTAATCTTTCTTCTTTTCCTGTTGTTGATATAGGCATAGAATCAGCATGGATAGTAAATGGAGTTAATTTAATACCTTTATAAGTACTCACATATACATCTATTTGAGGATATAAAGTAGTTTGATAATCATATCCACCTGTAGTTGTGGCTACTGTTGTTATTTTTATTGGAGCATCAGTTTTTATTATTTTCCAACTTGAATTTGTACTATCAATTTTAACATCAATAATTCTTGTCAATTTTCTTGGATCTGTTCCATATAATGAACCACCTTGTTCGTAATCAGCTTCATTATAATAAGCTTCAATAAAATCACCTTTTTTAACTTCTGAATATCTAATTTTATCAATTTTCATTTCATATACAAGATTTGTATATAATTTAGCAATATCGATATACTCTATTTCAATAGTTTGTTTATAGTTTGATATATTTGACCAAATATTAAAAATATTATTGTAACTTGTACTCCAATCTTCAATAGGTTCAGTTGATGTACCATCACTATTCATAAGATCAATATATACTTTATCAGTATCTTGAATCCAAGCTTTTATAAACATTTGTGTTCCTGTTGTTCCAGAAATATTATTAATATAACCATAGTTACCATTATTTATAATACCATTATAATAATCTAAATAAACATTAGAATAAATACCTATTACCCCAGCATTCCAAGTATTACCTGATCCGGTTAAATTTTCAACTGGTGCTAGAGTTGTCATAAATCTATCAGTTTTTAAATCAGTCAAATAGAATTCATTATCAAGATAATAAATTAACCATTCGTATGTTGCTGATTCATGATAACTTGTTGCTGATCCGGTTCCAATAGGAATAGATATTGTAGCATTATATTGAGTAGAATAATCTGTAAATGTAGCATTTTGAATATAATATTTATATCCAGTACTTGCATTGATTAAAACCCCTTTAGATTCACTTAAATAAGTTTCCATTTCATTATATGCTGCTCTATATCTAAGTTTATTATAATCTGTTAATGATGATGTTCCTAAAGTATTTCCAAATATCAATTTAATATAATTAGTATTATTCATAGTATAACCAGACATTGTAATATCAGTTAAAGTTAAATAACCGGTACTATCTAAAGTCACAGGAGTATAATCAGATAATATATAATTATCAGTATAAGAATATCCAGATGTTGCACCAGTCATAATATAGTGATGAACATAACCTAAGATAATTGCACTATTATAATCTGTTGTGAATGATGGTTTAACCGCAGCTGAACTATCACTTTGAGTACCTTTTAAAATATTAACAGTTGCATCATTACCAGCAGTAAGATATAAAACATCATATCTTTCGTATCCATGATTTGTTAAAGATGTAAATTCTAATGGTTCAAAAGTATAACTAGTTGTTGCAGTAGTCATAGTATATTGTTGTCCATTTAAATTAAATGTAGGATTAGTTAAACTTACACCAATATCAATTCTTTGTATAAATAAGTTTGATGGTGTACCATTAGTTATAGATATTGAAATACCAGCCATAGCATTAGCATATGATGTTGATAAACTAAACCATGTTGCAGATTGTGTTGTTTCACAAATATAATATTTGATATTTGCTGTTAATTCATTATATGTAACATTAAGATAAACTGCATCTCCTTGTTGGAAAAAATCATGATATGTTGTAGCTGATGCGTGTACTGTATTTGGAATATATAACCAACTTTTTCCAGATGAATCAGAAACACCTTCAATGTTTAACAATGTTGTTTTTGTTGTTGTTACACCTGTTGTTGATGGTACAATACTTGCTCCATTAACATACCAGTTTGTATTTGCCCCAGTTCTACTATCTAATGATGCAAATTTATCAGTTGACATATCTGTACTATAATTACCAAAAACATTACCAAGTGTATCTAAAGGCTTTTGGGTGTATGATAATGATTCAATTATGCTTTCATTATATGACAGGAAATCGATTGTAGTGTTACTTAAACCAACTAAACCATCACCAATTAAATCCATTTTACCTGTTGGATAATCTGAATCTAATAATAGTTCTTCATTAAAAGCACAGAATAATCCAGTTTTATCAGTATTGTTGTTTATAATAGATTTAATATACATATCTCTACCGGAAATATCTTTAAAATAAGGTATTAATGATGCATCATAATAAGCCAATGTTGTAACATTAGTTTCATTGACAAAATTTTGAATAACACTTTTATTTAATCCAGTAGTAGTAAAATATTTACTCCAAGTAGTATCAACAGAAAGACTATTATAATCTGTCCAATCACCTTCTAATACTAACACAGAAACCATGTAATCAGATATCCAGTCTTTTGGATGAATATATGCTGGTACTTTAGTTACCCCACCATACCAATTTTCAGCAGTAACATCAAAACCAGATGTTTTTGATTTGTATGAAAATACTGTAATTGTTTTTTCTCCTAAGTTTGTAATGTGTAACAATCTTGTTGTATCTGGTGTTGGATCATTAACATAATCTAAGAATGATTCATCATCTCTATTCCAGAAATCTTGTCTATTAAAAACTCTTGAATAAGGCATTGTTCTAGTAATATCATTAGCATATGCAGACCCACATGATATTGATTTCCAAGACAATTTATCTCTTGTATCATCAGTAATTAATAAATTCAGTGCCCAAATTGGACCTGATTGTAACATTTTCAAACATGTTCTGTGAAAATATGACCCTTTTCTTTCTAAGCCTCTATCTATATCTCCAAAAATAGTTTTGAATTCAGTTGGACTAGTAACATAAACTGGTCTATTAACAGGACCTTTTTTTGAAAATCCAGGAACCAAGTTAGTTAATGTTTCCTGCACAGGTAGAGTGATGATAGAATTATTAATCTCGTTTATAAAAATATCAGGTCTGTTATATTTTCCAAGATCTTTATCATTTATCGGCATAATAATATAAATTATTTTTTATCTGAATAATATTCAGTTTGATTCTATATATTAAATAAAAAAACTGATTTTTTCTTTTTTCCGATATTTTTCCGAATAAATTATTATTAAATTAATTCTTTTAGATGTTTTCTAAATATTACACCAACTTCTTCTTTATATTTTTTCTGACAAACAATAGAATCATGCACAGTAAATAATTTTATATGAGGAAATTTTTTCTTTATATCTGTTATTACCTTATTAAAAATAAATTCACTTTCCAATGCTTGTAAATGATGACTTAATTTTTTATAGGAATCAGAAAAATCTTTAAAGTCTTTAATATATTCATATACAGTTGGATATAATTTTTTAAACAAAATAGATTCTTTTTTAAAATCTTTATTAAGACCAAATAATAATTTATACATTAATATTTTTGCTTCATGTCTATTGTGTATTTCATCTGGATATGTTTGTAATAATTGATCATATATCAATCCATTTTTAACACAATCTATATATCTCCATATTTCATCATTAAAATTATTTTCACCTATTTCATTTTTCAGATATTTTGCAAAAAATAATGGTTGTGAATTTTTAATATCAAATTCTATAATTTCTTCACCATCAATAGTAATATAATTCTCTCTAATATGTTTTTTCAAAACCGTGAAATTTGTATGAAATCTACCATACGAATCAAATTTAAAATATATATACCCACTCTCAACACCATCAATTGAACTCATATTTTTAAAATACTTACTTATCTCTAATGTGTTATTATCTTTTGCTTCTTTTAACCATTTATATGATTTACTATAATCTAAATCAACATGATATAAATCATCAACCAATATTTTTCTTAAATTTATATCTATCGGACTATCTTTTTCAGTTGTGATAGATGAAATATAATCCATCTTATATTTTTTTAATAAGATTTTATCTTCAATTTTATACCGAATAATATCTAATACTGTAATATTCAGTTTATACGATTTTGATTTTTTACCAACAAAATAATTCGATGTTAAATTCATAAATTTTATATCACATAAATAATCAATATAACAATTATAAATCTTACCATATTTTTTCTTTAATATTTTTGAACTCAAATTATGTTCTATTTCATTAGTGAAATAATATTTTAATATAAGATCATGCATTATATTTATCAAATAATCAGTTTTCAAATTATGTTCATTAAAAATAATTGTCTTCTGTTTAGTTAAATAATTAAATTCCCTAGGTAAGAATTGGTATAAATAATTTTTATTTTCTCTCAATGTCATTTTGTTTTAATATTTTACCTTTTATACAAATAACTAAAAAAAGTTTAAAGTATTAATGTATAATATATATATATATATATCATAATCTGGCACCTTTTTTTTTAAAAAATGTTTGCATTATTAAAAAAATAGTATTATCTTTGCAATATTAAAAAATAAAACTATGGCAATTTTAAAAATAATACCGAATATAACTAATCGTGATAATGAATGTTTTAAAATATATTTATCAGAGGTATCTAAATTGAGTAAAGATGGAAATCTATCAAAAGAAGAAGAAAAAACATTAATGCTTAGGTATAAGAATGGAGACGAGGGTGCAAAAACAGAGTTGATTCACAGAAATCTAAGATTTGTTATTAGTGTAGCTAATAAGTTTCAGAATTGTAATTTACCATTTTCAGATTTAGTTAATGAGGGTAATATTGGATTAATAAAAGCCATTGAACGGTTTGACCCAAATAGAGACAATAAATTTATTTCGTTTGCTGTGTGGGGAATATTTCAAAGGGTATCTTCATTTGTTGAAGATAATTCTAGATCTATTAGAATACCTAAGAATATTCTAGCTAATATCAAAAAATTAAATAAATTAAAAGCCGAAAGTTTAAAAGAATATTCAAAAATACCAAGTATTGAAGAATTATCAGATATTATGGGTATAAGTACAGACAATATATTCTTTATTGAAAGTGTTGTTAAACCGGTATATAGTTTAGATGATTTTATGAATAATTCAGAAGACACAAAAAGCACATTTATGGATTTTTTATCGGACGAAGAATCAGAACTATCTGATAAAATATTAGAAAGATCTGAATTAAGTGCAAATATAAAAAATACATTATCTGAATTAACTAATGATGAAAGAATGGTTATAGAGTTATTTTATGGTTTTAATAATGATAATTCAATGACGGTTACAGAAATATCCAAATATTTAGAAATATCTGTATCTAGAATAACTAGAATTAAATATATTGCATTAAAAAAACTTAAAAGAATGAACGGTATAAAAAAATTTAAAGACTATATTTAAATATAAAAATGGGGAAAAAAATATTAGAACAAAAATTTATATCTTTTGTTGAAAATGATATAGATTATAAATTAGCAAAAAACTATGTGTATGGTAATTATAATGAAAATTATGATGGGGAATATGTAATTACTCCAAACCAATATGATAAGCCAAATAAAATTGCAAAATGGTTTATTGAATTAGAATTTGATTCAAAATCAAATGATGATTTTTTAAGTAAACTTTTGAAAATTTTAAATGATGGAAAAAAACAAAAATATCCACACTTTTATATATCTAATGATATAGATATATTAATAAAAAATACGTTAATAACAAAAAAAGAATATGGGCATTTGTTTAGATTAGCTTGGTATTTATATGAAGGTTGTCCATTTGGAAATGGTACAGATTTTTCAACAAATATACAGTTATCATCACAAGAAAAACTAAACAATCCAGATACAATCTCAAATATCGGAAAATTATTGGTGAAATATGTTGATAATTTTAATACAACAAAAGAAAAATTAAATTTATTTAATTCCCTTATTACTAAAGAATATGAAAAAAATTCAAAATATTATGAAAAAGAAAAGAGAAACACTTTGAAAATAACAGGAATCAATTTTTTATCAATTAAGAAATTAATTCAAAAATCAACATTACATCAAGATATAAAAGAAGAAATATTTGAAAATATAAAAGTAAAATATCAAGATATTGAAGAAATTATTGAAGATGGTATGATTGTACACATGGACACATTAATGAATATATTTGGGAATAATTTAGATATATGTATTAAACATTTTTCAGATAATTTAAATAATTTTCCAGTAAATATAACCACAGAAGATAGTGTGTTATTATATAAAAAATAGTATTATCTTTGCAATATTAATAAAAATTATAACTAAACAAAAATAAAAAAGTATGAATTACAAAAATTTAAAAACCGGGGAAATTGTTAAAGAATCACATTATTTAAAGCTTCCTAACAATAAACGAAAAGATTATACCACAACATCATATAATCCCACTCACAATGTAGTGTATGATGATTTTAATGATGATTTCGTATTATCAGTTATCGTAGGATATGCAACCAATGACGCTTTTATGGGAGGATTAGTTGGTGGAGATATGATTGGTGGAATGGTAGGAGATATGATGAATGATGGAGAATCTAGTTCAAATAATGATTTTGATTATTCTAGTGGATCTGATTATTCAGATTCATCATGTGATTCATGTTCATGTGACGATTTCTAATCAAGAAATATCAAGAAAAAATAACGATATAATATTTTTTATATATATAGTGTAAAATAATAAAAAATATTATGGGAAAAGTAGAAAAATTTTGCGATTATTATTATCCATACGCATATGAAGTTTTTTTAGATACAGGTTTTCCGGTATCTTCATTATTAGCTCAAAGTGGAATAGAAACCGGTTGGGGGTTAACAGTAGTTGGAAATATGATGTTTGGTATAAAGGATACTGATGGTTTAAATGGAAATGAACAATTATTATCAACCACGGAATACCATACATCAAAAAATGCAAAATATCCTGTTATAATGAGTATAAAGGCTATTATAGTAGGCGGTAAAAGGCTATATAAATATTCGGTTAAAGATTGGTTTAGAAAATATGAAAGCCCAGAAGAATCATTTATGGATCATGCTAATTTTTTATTGGAAAATAAAAGATATGTAGAAGCATTAAAATATAGAGACAAGCCAACATTTTTTTCAAGAGAAATAGCTAGAGCAGGATATGCAACCGGACCAGAATATGAAAAACTTATTATTGCGTGTACTCTTCAAGTATATAATTATCTTGAATCTAAAAAATTAGAACAATAAATATTAAAAATATTTGCTTATTATCTTTATTTGTATTATCTTTGTAAAAAATAAAAAAAAATGACAGACACATTAATAACATTTGATACTGCTAAATTAGCAAAAGATGTTGAATTTAATATAGAATGTTATCATGCTTTTGATAATATAGGATCAGAATCAATATCACCATATACTTATAAATATAGTAATATTGATTCTGGAACAATAGTACGACCAACTCAAAGTTTACTTCAAAAATGGATCAGAGAAAAACATAATATCCACATTGTTATAGATCGGGATGAGGATATGTGGAAACCTGAAATATATTCCTTAATTGGTGGAAATAAACATATACCATATGGTTTTAAAAATTATAAAACATATGAGTATGCACTAGATGCTGCACTATTAAATGCATTAAAAACTATTCAAAAACATATATTATGAAATTTGATTGGAAAAATATGAATGGAATACAACTTTTCACTAAAGAATGGTTTGTTATATTAGTATCTTTATCATTTATATTCGCTACTGTTATGGGTTTAATTGCGGATGGTTTTTTATAAGAGTTTTTTAATGTGATATATTAGTAATAAAATAATTGTTATAAAATGGTAGATGAAATAAAAAGAGCTGAACAACAAGAGAAAGAAGTGATTAATTTGATATATGATATCGAAAAAGATAGTCCATCATATAAATTGCAAGAACTTTTATCTGAAATGTCTGAAGATGAAATTAGAGAATTATTAAAAAAATATAATATGTTATGAAAAATGTAAAATATTACATCACAGAGGAACAATTAGATACTATAGAACATCACAAAAGAATGTTTGAATTAGATGCTGAAAATATTAGGCAACTATGTAATTCAGAAAAAGATGATGTTGTGTATGGGTTTGAATTGGGAAAAATACATTCACATTTACGAGAATGCTTTATAAATATGATGGAACTTGTGGATGAAATAAAAAATCAAAAAATTAACGACAAAGAAAAGTAATTTTTATTGATAATACGTTGTGGTTATTAACTGTTGCCATATAAATAGTGTTCAATTAATAAATTATAATAAGTTTTTGTTATAAAAAAGTTTTTAGTTATGGAAATTAAAGAAATTACAAAAGAGGAATTACAAAACGGATACCGAGAATTTTTAACTGTTGGGGGTTTAAAAGAATTTTTATATAAATATAATTTACCTAATGATTCAAAAGTAGTCGTTCAAAGAGTTGAGGATGTTTATTATGAAAAACATAATTGGGGTGTTTATTTAAAAGAAGGTGAGCACACTTTTAAAGATAAAGATGGTTCCATTGTAAAAGAAAGTTTAGAACAATATCATCCGGCATGGTGTTGTACTAAATACAATGATGAAGATAATACCTTATTTATTAATTTACATTATTAGTGCTATGAAAAAAATATTTGAATTTGCAGAAAAAATATCAGAAGTTTATGCAATAGTTTATGTTATAATTTTACACATACTAGCATTCTGGGTAATCGGATATTGTAACTTAGATTTCAATAAGCCAATTGCAGATATAGTACTAGGTTACTTGGGAATAATATTTATTTTTATTTGTTGTGATTTATGCTTTTTAATACCATCAATTAGTATAATGGTGTTTGGGGCATTTGCTAGTGGCATAATGCTTATTAGTGTACCAATGTTTTTATTTTTAGCAATATTTCAGATACTGGGTGCTCAAAGCGTAGATGTTTTGGATTTTGGATTTTTTAAAACCCTTTTTGTGTGTATTTTAGCCACACCAATTGGATATATGAATTTGACATGTTTAAAATCACTTAATATTTTTTAATAATATAGAAAATTAAATTAGAAGTATTATTTATATTCTACAACCTGTGATATAATAAATGAAACAAAATTAGAATATTGTAATATAATAAAAAACACAATATAAAAATGAATAAAAAAGTAGAAAAAGCAGGAAAATATATGTCATTATTACTTCGACATAAACCGGAACTTGAAAATCTTGAAATGGATGATTTTGGGTATGTTAACTCAAAAGAATTAATAAAAAAATTAGATATCTCAATGAATGATTTAGATGAAATTGTGAATACAAATAATAAAAAAAGGTTTTCATATAATAAAGATAAATCAAAAATTAGAGCAAATCAGGGGCATTCTAAGGATGTTGATGTTCAACTTAAAGAACAAAAACCACCAGAATGTTTATATCATGGCACAGCAACAAGATTTCTATCATCTATATATGATAACGGTATTAATAAGGGAGATAGATTACATGTTCATTTATCCGAAAATTTAGAAACCGCTGAAAATGTTGGATCAAGACACGGATCAGTATTTATTTTACATATTGATACTGAACAAATGTATAATGATGGTTGTAAATTTTATATTTCTGAAAATGGTGTTTGGTTAACTGATTATGTAGATACAAAATATATAAAAAATTAAAAATGAAAGTAAAAAATAAAGAAACATTATTTCAAAGTTATTTAAAAATGGAAAAAATAACACTTGAACATGATGATAAAACATTTATCCGAGAAAGATTAGATAAAAAAAATGCCGTAGCTGGATTAGTATATAACACAAATACTAAAAAATTCATATTTGTTTCTCAATGGAGACCTGGTCCATTGGATTATATTATTGAAATTCCTGCCGGGGTCAAAGATGTTGTTGGAGAAGATTCAGCTAATTGTATGATTCGAGAAATTAATGAGGAAATAGGATATTCTGTAAATAACATTATTCAACTAATGCCAGAATTTTATCTATCTCCAGGATATACAAATGAAAAAATGACATTATTCTATTGTGAAGTTTCAGAAAAAATAAATGATGGTGGTGGTTGTGAAAGTGAAGATGAATATATAGATATTATTGAAATGACATTAGAAGAAATGTTAGATTATAATTTTATAGATGTTAAAACTATTTTAGCTATTAAATCATATATGTAAAAAAATGAATATGAAAACCAGAATAATCATTAATAGTGAATTAGATGAAATTATAATATTCGATAAATTGTTGGAACTTGGTATCAAATTCACAGATATTCATGTTAATTATTCAACATTTGAGGAATATATGGAATCGATATTAAAAAGAAATAATGAAACAATATTTGATGGTCATACTGTATGTTTTTCATTTAGTCCTGATTTTTTAAAATCAAAAATTTATTATTTTATCGATTGTTGGGAAAGTGGATTAAGCCCATATAAAGCCTTAACTTTTTTAGCATATGAATAAAAAATGGTTTGTGTATATTGTAGTGTGTTCAGATAATAGTTTATATACTGGAATAACAACTGATGTTGATAGAAGAGTATATGAACACAATAATGATAATAAAAAAGGAGCTAGATATACAAAAGCAAGACGACCAGTTTCATTAAAAACATATTTTGAATTTGAAAATAGAAAAGATGCCGCTAAAGAAGAATATCGAATTAAACAATTGACCAGGATAGAAAAATTAAATCTTATTTCAACAAACGAAATATGAAAGTTAGAATAACAAGAAGTTCAATAGGTTTGTGGTATTATCATCTTGTTGGTGAATGTTTTTATGTTATATTATCTGATAACAATGCTTTTTATCACACTACATATAAAGGTCGTACAAGAGCTATTTATAAACATCATTGTATAAATATTATGGATGAAAGATTAAAAAAGCTAAATAGGATACTGAATGACACAGTTTGATAAAAGATATGGTTCAATTAGTTTTACTGATCAAGCAAAAATATTAATCAAAAATAATGGTGAAAAATGCCCATTAGAGGATAATACTGCTTGTACTCAATGTATAATTTATGATTATCTTATGAGTTATGGTTGCACAAAAAATATAAGAGTAAAAGTAGCTAAAGAATATATTTATGAATTGAGAAAACTTAAATTAAAAAGAATATTGGATGAAAGTTAAAATAATATGTTGCCATAATGAAAAGTCTTGGTATTATAATAGAATTGGCGAATGTTTTGATGTATGTGAATTAACTGAAAATGTGACTGAAATTGTGTCTAATTATTGGTATGGTGTTTTTGATGATAAAAATAATAATGATTTTACTGTAAATAGAATTATTAAGAAATCTGAAAGTATTCCTGTAAATGAATTAAGAATGAAAAAATTAAAACGTTTGATAACACAATATGGAAATACGACATAAAAATCATGAATATAAATTTATCCGGGGTGATTGGTTTATGGTTGTAAAACATTATGAAACGAATGAACCAATTTATATTCAAGTAAGAGGTGAAAATATAATAAAAATATTAACCTGTAAACTGAGAAAAATTAAATTAGAAAGAATATTGAAAAAAAGAATAAAATAATTTGTATATTCAAAAATATTATTGTATCTTTGTAAAAAATACAAATATGAAAACAATTTCAATTGGCGATTTGCATGGTAAAGATGAATGGAAGAACGCATTAAATTATTGGAGACCAGATGATGAAGATACATATATTGATCAATATGATAAAATAATATTTGTTGGGGATTATGTCGATTCTTTTGATATTCCAGATAATAATATATTGAAAAATCTACAAGAAATTATTGAATTGAAAATAAAATATCCTGAAAAGGTTGTTTTATTGTGGGGCAACCATGAAATACAATATTTATTTGGAACAAAAAGATATGGTTGCTCAGGATATCGTCCAAGTATGTGGTTATCTTTGAATACCTTATTTAAGGAATATAGAAACTTATTCCAATTAGCTTTTCAAATTGAAAATTATATATGGACACATGCCGGAATAACAAGTGAATGGTTTGATCTAAATATTAATGAAAAAACGCATATTGTTAGAGACAATAAATATATTACAAATTTACCAATAGATAAATTAGATAATATTTCAGATATATTGAATTTTTGCTTTGAAGCTGGTCATCAACACATATTTGACTGTTCACCATATGTAACTGGTGGTAGTGATAGAACAAGTGGTCCTTTATGGGCTAGTAAATATGAAACACGTAATTTACCATTAATTGGTTATCATCAAATAGTTGGACATACCCATGTTGATGAAATAAAACATTACGAGAATTATAAAGATAAAAATACCAGTATGACATATATTGATTGTGTGTCTATTGAAAATGATAATTATTATATAATAGAAATTTTAAATTAGAAAAATATGGCAAAATTAACAAAAAAAACTGCAAAAGCTGGACAAAAATGTGTTTTAACTATTAAAACTCCATTATATCACGATTATAATGAAATAAGTACACCGTGGTTAGAAAATAACTGTAGGGTAGCTCATAGAGATAACTCACCAGAAGTTATAAATAAACTTATGGCTATTCCAAATATAGCGTATAAAATTTTTGGAACTATATCATATAAAGATGGCGAAATACCTACTGGATTAGATCCTAATAGAATTAAAGAAAAACGTTCTTGGGGTATTGAATATTGGGGGGATAAAATCTATACTTTCGTTTATGAAGTAGAACATAAATCAAAATCTGGAACAACTGTTTATAGTTATATAACTCCTGTTATTTTAGATAGTTTAAAAAATAAGGCTAAGATTAGTAAGTATATTTGTGGGATTGGTGAAATTAATCCTATCATCACATTAGAAAAAGGAACAGAAATTGAATTAACAACATATTATGATGATTGTTGGGGTTTGGAGAAAAGAGAATATGTTAATTTTGTTTGGGGTGGACAAGTATTACTTACAGTAATCTCCGGACCACATAAAGGTAAGTGTTTTACATCCGATTTGAATTCTATTCAGGGTAGACTTGATACTGCACATTTTGAAGATTTATCTGCTGCATATAATGAAGCTCCTAAATATAAAATATTCTATAATGATAAACCATATAAACCAAAAATATTTGATTCTATGGCAAAAGTAAAAGCTTCTTTGATGGAAGCTATTGGTTATAATGATAAAGTAATTGATCTAAACAAACATTTTCAAGATCTTGCACCAGAGATTGGTGAAACATCCCCAGAATATTGGTATCAATCAGAAGCAAAATTGTTTAGGAACGATATGAAAAATATTGAAGTATATGAATGGGCAAATAGAGCAAAAGGAAAAAAAGTAGATTTTGATGCCGTAAAATATTATGATGAACTTTTTGATTATGTAAAAGTTACTGCCCAATTTGGATCAGCTGTTAGAGAATTATATAAAACTCATAAGTCATCCGGTGATTTTACAACAATTGTGTGTTTTATGCATGAAGAATATAGAACAACTAATCCAAGATATTATGATTTAACTGAAAGTGATACCATTAAAAACATTTTGAAAAAAGTTAACATTAAAGGTATTAAAAAATGTTCAAAGGTTGGAAAAACTGCGATAGCATTTAAAAATGAATCAGATGCTATGAAATTATTAAAACATTTAGATGAAGGAACATATTTTATATGTGATATGAATGGTGCAGAAATAATTGAACAAAGTGAGCATTTTATTAAAAATGTTTCAAGAATAAAAAAATTAGAAAGAGTTCTCAGCGATGAATTTAGCTTAGATATTAATTAAAAAAAAACATGAAAGAAAATTTATTTTACCAATGGTTAATTGTAACCGCATCATTTATTATTGGTAGTATTATTGCAAGTTTAATACTTGGAAATAATATAAGCTTAGTATCAATATTTCCAACCATATTACTATCTTCAGGTTATGGGCTGGCATTATATAATAATAAAAACGAAATTAATAAAAACAAATAAAAAAAATTATGGCAACTTTATTTTCAATGGGTGCACTTATCACCATGATAATCTTTATGATTATCCAAGCTTCAAAATTTGAAAACTATTCAAAAAAAATGAAAATTTTATTTTATTCTGCGTTTAGTATACATTTACTATGTTTAGCAACGGCAATATTATTCTTTGTTGAAGGAAATTCTATTGGTTGGTTATGGGTAATTAATGCGGCTATTTGGATTTTTAGTCTTAGATTATATGGAAAACAACAGTAAGGGAAAATTTAATCATTTAATGCTAGATTTAGAAACTATGGGTACAGACCCATATTCTAGTATCACATGTATAGCTGCTGTTGAATTTAATATTCAAACAGGAGAAACCGGAAAAGAATTTATTCGATATATCTCGTTACAATCTTGTTTTGATGTAGGATTAACAGCGGGTGCAGATACTATTATGTGGTGGTTAGAACAGAATGAGCAAGCAAGATTAGATTTAATAAAAAATGAAAAAATTCATATAAGTCAGGCATTATTAGATTTCAGTGAATTTTGTAATAATGATTATGAGGTTTGGGGAAATTCACCAAGGTTTGATTGTGGTCTTCTTAAAGATGCTTATACTAAATGTAATTTATCGATATGTTGGGATTTTAGAAAAGAAAGAGATCTTAGAACTCTTGTAAGTCTTAAACCAGATATAAAGAAGAATTATGTTTTTACCGGAACAAGTCATAATGCGTTATGTGATTGTTATAATCAAATCGGATATTGTGTTGAAACTTGGAAAAATATTTGCACACAATAAAAATATATTGTATCTTTGTAAAAAAAATATGAAAATAAGTAAGATACTTCAGGAATTAGGATTATTTAGTTCAGATGCAAAAACCAGATTAAAAAATGGGCAAATTGAATTAAATGGTGAAAAAATAAAAGAGGATGTTGACATAAATGTGCTTTTATTAGAAGATAAATTAGTAGTATCTGATGCTGGTACATTTATATCACAAAAGATCATTAGAAACGAGATATGGAAGCATAGATGTCGATTATTTGGAGTGGAAGCACTATGGGATTTAGATAATGATTTATCTAAATTCTTTAGTGATTTTATATTTCTTAAAATATCTAAAAGAGAATTCCATGTAATTCAAATAATAAAGTGAAATATCGATATCTTTGTAATAAACAAGATATAAAGAAATTAAACCATCTTTATAATTGTGATATTTGTATTCCTGATGGGATTTTGAGTTGGTATCAATATATTTATGTTCTTATATTTGTCGAAGATAATAAAACAATATATAACTATTGTGAACGGGATTGTAATATTTGTAATGTACATTGTAGTAGTAGAGTTGAAACATTATCAAATATAAATTTTCTATTAAGAGATGAAAAACTAAAAAGAATATTGGAATGAGGTATATTTGTAAAACTATCCAAGAACTTAAATATTTGGATAAAAAATTAAATTTGACTTTACCATTATACGTATATTCAGATTTTGTATCGCATGCACATATAGATTTAGATAATGGTCGTTATACTATTTGCTATGATAAATGTGAAGGTTGTCAATATTTAGGTAATTTTTGTGAAATAAAAACTATTCCAATAGCCGTGTCCGTTCAAAAATTATTAAGAAATCAAAAATTAAAAAGGATTTTAGAATGAGATATATTTGTAATACTGTTGAAGAACTTAAATATTTAGAAAAAAAACTTAATGTTATTTTTGGTGAAAATATATATTATTCATTCCATAAAAATAATTATTTGTCTATATTTTATGATCTTTATTCATATGATTACTGTGAAGAATGTTGTGAAAATTGTGATCTGGATTTTAAATCAGTCCAAAACATATGCAATAAAGAGGATACTATTAATTTTATTGAGGTCTCTAAAGTATTAAGAGAGGAAAAACTAAAAAGAATTTTAGAATGATAACACTTCCAGATAAATATGTTGATGTTGATAAACTGAATAATGATATTTTAGAATATACAAAAAAAGCTATGCTTATTTCGGATATATTTTTAATAATAAATAGAAGCGGAAATATATTAAAAGTAACTGATGATGTAGATGATATATTTTTATTTTTAAATAATAATAAAAAAATATTAGAAAGCAAAAACATTGTTATTAAATGTTTGTGGGTTGAATTTTTAGAAACTTTTTTGAAAGAAACAAATAAATATAAAACATATAAAAAATTCACATGTTTCAAGTATTTTAACACATTAAAATATGGAAACAAAACAGATAAAATACATATGGAGGAAATTAAAAAAGAACCGATGTTTAGAAATTTTTTAAGAACTATGAAATTAAAAAGAATTTTAGATTCAAATTATGAACTGGATTAAGAGATTCTTAAAAAATAATTATTCTAATTATAAATGTGTTCGAAAATATATCGGTGGATATTGGGAATGTTGGTATATTGATGTTATTCACTGTGATCTTTGGTTTAATATTCAATATGAACAAATTGATGGATATAGACCAGGGTGTGGGCACGGAACACCATACTGCGAATATTACCCAATAAATTTTTTTGGATATAAATTGGATTATATTGAGAATTTACAGAATATTATTCGAAAAGAAAAACTAAACCGAGTATTAAATGTTGAATTTTGATCTGAAATTATCTATTTCAGATAATCTTATTAATAAATGTTCATTATCTATCCAAACTTCTTTTCGAATATTATGAATTTTATCATCTTTTATAAATTGATTATAATCTAACAATTTAAATCCCATATTTTTAGGACTCATTATATCATTCAAATAATCAATATTGTAAATATTTTCTTCTGTATCATAGTATTTACGTTCCATATTTTCAGCAAATTTTATCCAATCTGAATCATCAATATTATTATCATTATATATCTTATTAAGTTTTGTTAAAGATCCAATATCAAACACATTGCTTAATATTGTTCCAAAAATTGTGTCTTGAATATCATATGAATGAGTTACACCAATTTTAACCCCATCAAATGGTATAAGTCTAAATTTATTATAATTGTTAAAACCAGCAGAAGAAATTGTTGAACAGATTACTTGCCTTTTTGGATATTCTTTCCAACTTGGTAAATGATTTAATAATAAATTATAATGATTAGATGTATATGCAGATTTTCTTATTTTTCTACCATCATGTTCATAATAATTCTTAGAAAACGGAATATCTGGATTAGCATAGCAATATATCACATCATCCAAATTAATATCTCGATATATTGCCGGGTCATCAAAACTAAATTGTGTACAATTATCTTTTAATATATTATAAAAATCATCCTGAGATAATATTGTAATTGCTTTATCTTTTGATAATTTTTCATCCATTATATTGGTATATTTTTTCATATCTCATATATTTTTTTTCTGACTGTTCCGGATTTAAAATCAGATTTATGTAATGTATGCATTTTATCATTACTATAATCATTAATTTCAATGAAACCATTTTTTGAATCATTTATATTTGAATATTCATATCCTTTTACTTTACAATCTACTTTTTCACCATCATCTTTAATAATATTGAAATCAACAACATATAATACCGGCTCACCTTTTGTATTTTTTTGTATTGCCAAATAATCAATATTTTTAATATTTGATTTGTTTTCTAATATAAAATTTATATATGTTTTCATATTTCTGATATTCTATTTATAACATGTTCTGATAAGTTATCTGAGGTTATAGTACCATCCCAACCATAATATGGTGGATCACATTCTATTAATAAATCCTCCGAATCATTAGCATATTCTATATGGTTTATAGTGTCTATTATGCTGCTTCTTTTTGTATCTGATTGTTTTTCAATATCATTAATAAAATCAAAATTTAGATCTATATGTAACTTACCGTCCCCCCACCAAGTTTCTGTATCAGATTTTGGTATAATTTTTCCAATTTTATTTAATATTGCATCTGTGACGGCATCATATGCTTCTGATGAATCTGCATCTGATTTTGCATATGTTGCAGCATTGTTAAGTGCCATTTTTAAATCATATAAATCTTCGCATCCATAAATTACATCATCAATATATTCTTCACCTTTATCTAAAAGAGTTTTTAATGAAATTTCATCTCCAGATGGGGATCCTATTACAATATCATCAGATGATAATTTAGTGTTTTCATTATTAATTTTAAATTTTAAATCTTTATCATCAAATATTTCAATATCTGTGTTTAAACAATAATTATATATTTCTTGTAGTGCTTTCGCATTAAGTTCATCCCATGTATAATTATAATCGAATTCAATATTATTATATTCAAAATCAGTTGTTCCATCTAAGATCTCTTTTTGCCATTCTCTATAGTTCCTATTCTGTTTAAATATAGATTGATCAAAACTATCCCAACCATCTAATAAAAAGTGTATTTTATTATCAATTACGACTAAATCAGAATAGCCTTTTATAACATCTTCAATTGATAAATATCCACCCTTAAATAGATTATATTTTACACTTATTCCCTCATTAGATATTAATTCATTATTAGCCTTTGCTATTTCAGCTATTTCGGATACAACTAAATCGTTTATTTGAAAATCCTCAGATGAATCATATTCACTATCAAATTCAACTAAAGGATCAAATTCCGTTACTATTTCAACATTATCACTTACATTAGGATATTTTAATAATTCTATAATATATGGATGATATTTGTCTATTGGTTTTTTATTATTTCTACCTTTCATTTGATATATATGACCTTTACCTATTGCTGCCGTAACGTGTGGGGATTGTTTTTTTCTTAATGAATAAAGAGTATCACCATTAGATGTTGTACCACAGTGACCCATAGCATCTGCTTCATCTCTATCAGAACGTGTTTCTAAATCTATCCAATAATAACCATCTTCAAACCTCATAAGGACTGTACCAGATTCAGATTCAATTATACCGCTAGCTTTCAAATTTTTATGCCATTCTTCGGCAGCATCAAAAGCCTCGTCTAATGTTTTATATTTTGATAAATCTGTTTCTTCATCTTCTCTTAATGGTGATTTTAACCAATCAACAATAGTCTGTACACTTTCACCTAAATCAAGCCAAGTAAAAGAATTTTCTATTCTATTTTTTAAAATGGCTTTATCTTCATCAGTAATTTTTATATTGAAAATTCCGGTCTTTAAATAAGTATAAAAAAAATCACTTGTAAATAAATCAATATCTATATTTATATTTAAATTCCAAGATTTACATCTAGATATTAGATGATCAACAAAATATTTTGAAATTATATTAGAAAACCATATAGTATATTTTAGTCCTTTTGTTGTTTCTTTATCAACAACCTTATCAAATACAAAATCTATAATAGGTTCAAATTTTAAAAATTTGTGTATTTTTTGTCTTTGCTTTTCTATTTTATCTTCTCTTCCCTCAAAGATATTAATAAATGAATTATAATTATGTAACATATTTTTATTATTTGTTTTTTTTTACATTAGTCTCATATCAATTGCATTGAATAACCAATCAAATTCTTCTTTTGTTTTTTTATGAAATCCAAAAACTATTAAATCTTTATATTTTTCCGGAAATTCAGTAAGAAATTCTTTTTGGTATTCATATGAACAAAATTTATCTCTTATAGTATCAGAATAAACCTCAAAAAAAGATAAATCATATTTTTTAAAAATATCTTCCGATATTGGATATTTCCAATTATTATTCGAACATTTAACATGTATAATATTGTTCGGTAATTTTGGGAAAGTTGTTATCCCACATTTACTAAAACTTATATTAATTAATGAATCAGGCAATTTAGGTAATTCTATTAAATTATTATTTGAACAAGTTAAACTTATTAATGATTTTGGTAATTCAGGCAATTCAGTCAAATTATTATTTGAACAACTTAAAATCCTTAAATTGTCTGGCAATTCTGGCAATTCCGATAAATTATTATTTGAACAATTAAAAAAAGATAATGATTTTGGTAATTCTGGTAATTCTGTCAAATTATTGTGTTCACAGCTTATCTTTAATAATGATTTTGGTAATTCCGGTAATTTAGATAAATTATTGTTTGCACAACTTATTTTTATTAATGAATCGGGCAATTCTGGTAATTCCGATATATTATTTTTATGAATAATCAATTCAACTAAATCTAATGGTAGTTTAGGTAATTCCGTTAATTGACAATTCTGTACCGCAAGTTTGTGTAAACCATATGGAAATGGCAAATAATCATTCAAATTAGTAAGACTATCATTAAAACTGGTATCCAACGTATCTTTAATATAAAGTTCAAAGTATTTTATATGTTTCATTTATTTTCTGAATTAAATTGTTCAAATGTTTTTATTTGACTGGTTTGTTTTAAAACTTTTCTTAGTACGTCTTTTAATATTGTTTTAGCATTTTCAAGTACATCATCATATAATTTACCTTGGTAAATACCATTCCAATAATATATTATAGAGAATACGAATTTGTTTTTATCATCAGAATATTCTTTTTCTATTATACCATAGGTAGTTGGCTGTTTTTTTACTTTTATGATGGTTTTTGATTCACCATCTAAATTTGCAACAAAAATATCATCTGTTATCATAAATTATTCATTATTTTTTTATAGGTTTCTTCAACTATATCTAATTGTGATTTTCTACCACATTTTATAAATTCGTTCATATTCAACCAACCAGTTTCACCTGTTTCATATCCATATTCCGAGAAATCTTCCTTGTTAAAAACTTCAATAGCATATATATAGATATCATATGAGTAATTATCATATCCTATTAATTTTTTTTTACACGATAAAAAAGATTTTTTTATATTTCTTTTATTTAATCCTAATTCCTCAAATGCTTCTCTTATGGCAGCAGTTTCTATATCTTCCCCCGGATCAACTCTTCCTTTAGCTATTTGGAATTTATCACCACCATACCTAAAATCAGATGGAATAAAAAACATCATTTTTATATCTTCATCTTCTTTATAATATGGTATAACCCCGGCTCTTATTTCTGGCTTAAAATTCTCATTGATTTTTTTTATATATTTCATGATAAAAAATAATATTTATGTGTATATATAAATTTTTCCACTATTAATTTTTAATATATACAAAAAAAAAGTAATTTGATGTTGAAAAATTATAAGAATTTTCGGAATACTTTATTTGAAGAGGTTGTTGAAATTGGTGAAGGAACCACAAAAATGACCCTAACGAATAAAGGATTATCATTAGAGCAAACTGAAATAAATTTAAAAGCGTCTAAAAGAATAAGGCAATGTTTGTTAGTAATACACACAAAGTATGGTTTTTTTGCCAATTTATTATATAAATTGAAAATTAAACAATCTAAACCTGGTGATGGTATTGATACTATGGCAACTGATGGGATTTCATTAATATATAACCCTAATTGGACAATGAATCTTTCAAAGGATGAAATAATATTTGTTTTATGTCATGAGGTAATGCATTGTGCATTGATGCATATGTTTAGATTAGGTAGTAAAGATCCAAAGATTTGGAATTATGCCGCAGATTATGCTATAAATTTATTGGTTGAAGGAATTGGTAAAATGCCATCTAAAGGTTTATATGATATAAAATATAAAGATATGTCATCTGAGCAAATATATGAACATTTGATAAAAAATCCTAATGAACAACCAAATAAAGGAAATAAACAAGAGGGTGGTTCAGGAAGTGGAGAAGAAGGTGGTGAAGACGGAAGTCCTGGATCTGGACAAGGTGGAGACCCATCTGATTTACCACCTGGGGATGTTAGGAACCCTGGATCATTAAGCGATAAGGGTGAAGAAATTTTACCAAGCCAAATAGATCAAAAAAGTGAATTAGAAGGAACACCTTCTGGTAAATTAGAAGAAATATGGAAAGAAATAGTTTCTCAATCTGCTAGATCTAGTGTAGGGACAGAAAATGCCAATTTTAATAGATGGTTAAAATCGTTATCTGAAAGTAAAGTTAATTGGAAAGTTGAATTGAAAAAATTTGTTGCAAATATATTTAATAAACAAAGCACGATTATACCAAATAGAAGATTTGTTGGTAGAAATGAATTTATATGGGGTCCAAAAAAATTACGTTCTGATTATGACACCGTTGTAATCGCTATAGATACATCAGGATCAATAAATGATAAATTATTGGGTGAATTTGGTGTAGAAATTGAAGCACTCGCTAAATCACATAATATTTCCGAAATTGTGGTTATATGGTGTGATTCTAATATACCAAATAATGGTATTCAAAGATTTGGTAAAAAAGACAAATTTGCTTTACATAAATTAAAAGCTGTTGGAGGCGGTGGCACAAGTTTTAAACCGCCATTTTATTGGATCAATAATAATCTCATAAAAAAAGGAAAAAAACCAGCATTTGTAATATATTTTACAGATGCTGAAGGTGATGCTCCTAAAAAAAGTGAAGTTGCACAATATGCAGAAAATGTTCTTTGGGTTGTAACCGGACATGCAGATACAAAACATTTAGAATTTGGTAAAAAAATACATTTACCAAAATAATATATACAAAAAAATAATAATATAAATATGTTAAAAAAATATAATGATTTTATAACAGAAAAAGCATCAGTAAAAACAGAAATATTGAATGAGGGTGTTTTTGGTGATATGTTTCAAAAATTCTGGAATTTTTTATTAAAAAAATTCGGAAAAAAAACATGGTTAAAATATGTAATGTTCTTAAACGAACATGATAAATTAGACCCTAAAAAAATAGAAATATATGATGGGGATAAAGAAATAACTAATATAGATAATGATGTTAAAAAATTAGAAGATGAATTTGAAGATATAGAAGATTATAAAGAACAATCATCACAAGCTGAATCGCAACCACAATTGGTACAAGATGAACCAGAATCAACACAAGGAGAATCACAAATAGTTCAAGATAAAGAAGATGTGAAAAAAATGGAAAATATTAAGAACTTTAAAGATTTTATTTTGAATGAAGATCAATCTACATTAGAAAGTGAAAATATATATATTCCAAATGCAACAATGGGAGAAATAAAAGACTTTATAGAATCTGGTTATAAAATGAGAATAGAAGATCCAACAGATACATTAGATCCACTATTTATTTGGGGTGCTCCTGGTATTGGAAAAACTGAAGGTGTCCATCAATTTTGTAAAGAAAATAATCTATTATTAATTGTTTGGCATTTGGCTACTGTTCAGGCTGTAGATTTTGTTGGGGTTCCAACTGTTGTAGATAGAAAAACCATATTTAATATTCCAGCAATTTTTCCAGAAGAAGGATCAATTCATAAGGGTGGTATATTATTTTTTGATGAATTAAATAGAGCACAACCAGATGTTCTTTCAGCAGCATTACAAATTTGTAATGATGGACATGTTGGAGAATATAAATTGCCAGATAATTGGTGGGTTATTGCTGCCGGAAATAGAGAATCTGATGAGCCTGGTAGAATTTCTGAATTGGGTTCAGCATTAAGTGCAAGATTTGCTCATAAAAATTTAGTATTAAATGTAAAAGATTGGATTGAATGGGCTATGTCTAAAAATAAATTACATGAGGATATATTAGCATTTTTTGCTATAAAAGAAAATGGTGAAAAATATTTCCACTATTTAGATCCAGATCGTGGTGATCACCCATGGGCAAACCCAAGAAACTGGGTTAAAGTATCAAAAAGATATTCAAGACTTTTAAAATCTACTAATAAAACTGGTGATGAATTAAATAATCTAATTCGTAGTGATTTTTCATCTATTGTTGGGGTTGATGCCGCAGCAACATTCATGGCTTTTTTGAAAATTAAAGAAAAATTCACACCTAAAGATATTGAAATGGTTTATACAGACCCAATGAATGCAAAAATATTTGAGAAAGAACAATTAGATATAGGTGTAGCTATTATGGCATATATCACTTTTTATAAACATGGCGAAGAACTTACAGAAAATGAATTAGAAAACTTTTTAAAATATGTTGATAGATACGATAATTATGAATTATCATATATATTGATGACATATTTAATTAAGGTTCACCCTGAAATTACAGATTCTGTAAAAGGTGCAAAATATAAAAAATTATGGGTGCCAGCTTTTATGAAATATGGCGCAAAATATAAAGATTTTTGGAAAGAATAACAATAACCCCCAGGATTAATCTTGGGGTTTTTTTCATTCTATAAAAAACGACAATATAAATTTAATATATACTATAAAATATAAATAACATTGTGAAAAAATATACAGATAAATATATAAATAATTTTAACATTTTAAATAATGCTATTGTTGGATTTGAATTTGAATTTTTTACGGATAGACCGTATCACAAATTATTGGAATTACTTAATAGAGAATTATCTCCGGTTAAAGTACATGGGTATAGAGTTTATCATAGTTCTGGTGAAGTAACACCAGACAAGTGGAAGCTCGAACCCGATTTAAGCTTAGGGGGAAGCGGGATTGAGCTTATTAGTGGTCCGTTACCATATGTAAATGCAAAAATATATTTATTGAAAGTTCTTAAAATTTTACAAGGTCCAGAATTTAGTACTGATGATAAATGCTCAATACATATTAATATCTCATTTGATAAAGAAAAATCTCCAAAGATATTAGATAATTTGAACACATTGAAATTAATATTATCTGTTGATGAAGATTTTATTTATAGTTTATTCCCGGAAAGGAAAAATAATTTTTATGCTAAAAGTGTAAAAAGATTAATACCATTTAAAACATATGATTTCACAAATAATGCAGCTGATCAGTTGGTAAATTCATTAGAATTACCGGATACTAAATATTATGGTATAAATATATTGAACGTGTTTGGTGGTAGAATAGAATATCGTTATATTGGAGCAGCAGATTATCAAAATAAATCAGCAGAAATATTAGAATTGATGGATTATTTTATTGAATTATCTTGGAATTGTATAGATGAACCTATGACGGATGAAGATATGCAAAATCTAAAAGAATATTTAAGTGAAAATATAAGTCAATTTAAAAATTTCACAAAATTGGATAATTTTGTTGCTGAGTTTCCATCTATTGTATTACAAGTGGATTTAAGCCCAGATTTAATTATTTTAAGAACCTATTATGAGCAAATATACGAACAACTATATGATATTATCACAAATATTTATAACTTAAATAACTGTATTATAAATTATAATACTGAAAACCAAAGATTAGAAATTGTAGATGCCAATTTTAAAACTATTTTCGATATAAAGAATATCGAAATTATTGATTGTGTTATTGATGGTGGGTCATTTTCAAATTGTAATTTTGTTAATTGTGAAATAAAAAACGTACATTTAAACAATTGTACATTAATTTATACTGATGTATACAAAGCCAAAGTTGAATCTTGTAAATGTGATGAAGGATCGACATTGAATGATTGTTATGTTTTTAATTGTTTAGTTAATTGTGAAATGAAAGGTGGGGTTTTCCGTAGTGGTAAAATTGGAGATTTTGGGGAATTAGATAAAAATGTCAAAATAATAACATCTGCAAATAATTATTTCGGAGATAATAAAGAACAATCTATGGATGATAAACTTAAATCTATTGGTTCATTTCAAAATAAATCAAATGTGGATAAAAAGAAATGGTATAATGGTTACAATAATACCAGAACTGGTAAAAAACCGGGTCAAGACACAACATTTTAAAAATATGATAACTAAATTCAAAACATTTTACGAATATAAATTAACCGATGAAAATTATAATAAATATTATTATTTAGTTTTGAGATTTAATGATAATACTTTTGAATCATTATGTGATGAAAAATTTGAAGATTTAAAAGGTATTTCAGATAATCCAAATATAATAAATTCTTTTTTTGATATCCGAGATGTTTTATTGATAATGGATAAAAAAAACTCAGATGAATTAAATAAATTGATTAAAGTTGATTATGATGATGTCGAAAAACTAACTAAAGATAATTTTAAAATAATGAAAAGAATTACTAACGATAGTGATGATTATAGTATACACTCAATAATATATCAAGGATTTAGAAAACACACTTACTATAAATATACTAAAAACTTAATTGTTGGTGACAAACTAAATAAATTATTGAAAAAAATAGATACTGAAGAATACAAAAAAGTATTTAAATATATAGATAAAAATACACATTATATTTTTGATAGTATAAAGAATACAATAACATTTGATGATTTTACATATAATGTATATAATTCATTAGATAAATTAGATTATAAATACAGTCCGATAATAGTGAAAAATATATTAGAATATATAATACTAACATATGCACTTTTATTTAAAAAAGAGGGTGAAATAATAGTAGATAGTAAATATTATCATATACCAAAAAATAGTACAATATTAATAAAAAAACAACACCCAGATTCATATTCATTCGATGAACATAAAGTAATATTAGATAAATATTTTAATAATTTTAAAGAAAAATATAATATTAAAGAAATAGAATATAAAAAAGATATTAATAATCAGTACATATCTGCGACACACAAGAGTGCATTTCCGATTATAAGATATTTAGATAAAATAAAATTTTAAAACCATGTCAATACTAAACTTTAAAAAATTCAATAATATACAAGAAGAAAAAATATTTAAATTTTCTGAATACGATCCAACTAAATATAATGGCAATATGGTGGTAGATCAAATTATGGAATGGTTAAGAGCAAAACGATTAGATAGTGATGAAGATACCATTAGCGTACCATTAGAATTATTTTTTAGAGAGTGTTCAGTCGATAAAAATAAATTTATGACATTTTATAATGAAATGGAAAATACAAATAAAATTAAAAATTTCGACATTGAAATTGTTGATGGAAATATAATATTCAACAATTTTAAAAACGCAGAAGAAAACGAAAATAAAAAATAATTATTATTATTTGGTTAAAAAAAAAGTTGTATCTTTGTATTATAATTTTAAAAACATATTTTTATGTACATAGAATTTAATAATGTTTTATCAAGAATTTTCAAATTAAACGGATTAAAGTTTAATGAGAATGGTTTATGTTATCAAATCAAAAATACTGAATATGAATTATTTATTACTAATGATGTTGATAAAATTTGTAAAATAATTGATTTGGATGCCAAAATGATTGTTGATGCCAATTATGAAGACTTCTTTAATATGGTTTGCGAATCAAAATATTTCTTTAAAACTAAATTTATTGAAGATTGTAGTAAAGGAGAATGTAAAATTTTAGGATTATTCTCTGAATTTCTTCAGAATAATGAGGTTGTATCTAAACCAAGAGAACGTATTGAACTAAGTAAATTGATCAAATATTTTAAAGATGAAGATTTTGGTAATAAATATTCTAAAATTTTGTATATTATAATAAATAAAGCTCAAATTAATAAGAAATTCAGTGGAAAAACAATATTAAAATTAAGACCGGATTACGATAAAAGTAATTTGAGTATCACGATTCCATTTTTCAAAGATAATATGGATAAGGTAGAATTCGAATATTTTATTTTAACATCCACATTAGAGGAAATAGTGACAAAATTTGAGGAAGTAACTAAGCATTTAATTAAAAAATAAAATTATGGAAAATAATAAAGATATTTATCCTATTTTAGATGAGTGTACTATAAAAAAATTTAATATCGTTGATGTTTATACTAAACCTCAAAAAAACAAATATATCACAATTAATATCCGTACTAAAAGAACATATATAATGAATCATGAATTATGTGAATATATTTATCAATTGCCTTTCGTTAATTTTGTCCAAGTTAGAACGTTTCAAATTTTGAAAAAGAATGAGGATGCTTGTGTTTATAGGTTTAATATCTCTTTGAAAAAAGAATATTTTGATAATAATACATCAAATAATGACGATGGTGCTTTTTTAAAATTTATTTTTGAAAATAATATACAAACATTGGAAGATCTAAAAG